TTTTGAAAGTAGACCTTCTAATGGCAATACCTTGGAATTTCTGCTGTGAGTGTATTCTATTATCATTGTGTTGTCATTTCTGTCAGACAATGAAATTCCAATTTTGAAATCACCGTCAAGTGGATCAAAAAATCCTAAGACTGAGTCATTGATTGAGAGTTTCATCCATGCAAGAATAGCCTGGAGTGGATAGTAATCTTCTACTCCTGGTCCAAACCATTCTGATTTGAGAAGATGTGTCAAATCCATGTTGTTCAAGTCCATAGTTGGATGCTTAATTTTCTCTCCAATTGTAACTGCTCCGAATGGTATTGCGTTAGACGTGAATGGATGCATAGCATGAAAATTAAATCCGACAAAGAATGGAAAGGTCCTGGTTATGTCCAATGGAGCTGACTTGATGAAGACTGCTGATGTGGCAGACTCAAGTTCTTCGATTATCTTTTCGTTGCCCATATCAACTCTCAAGTTTGTTGAATCCCATTTTACAGAGTGGACACACTCAAACTGTCCTGCAGAAAAGAATCTTCCAACTTTTCCTACAAACAAAACTTCAGTTAATCTGTAAGCTCCTTTGACCCAATTAACATTACGTGAACCAATTACACAAGTTCCAGCTCCATCAACATAAGATGTTCCTCCTTCACATGGTTTCTTGATCCAAGAATCACTTTCAAACCAATCAAAGACTTCTTGATCCTGTGCAGTAACTCTTCCTTTGAAGACTCTCCAGAAGCCTGTTCCGTCATTGTCATCATCTACAAACTCAGCGACATTGCCAGCAAACGCAATTCCTGCCGGGTCATTTCCGGCAAAATCCCCAGCTCCTGTTTCCACTCCAGTGGCCGGATTGATAACCAACATTCTAAATGCGTCTGGAATATTTCCACCTACTTTGAGCTCTGCCGGAATCAAACTAGGGTCTGTGTTGACATATCTTACGAAAGTTCTTGGATGTAGCGCATCCTCAATTATTACATTCGGGTCTATTATTGCAGTCTTGGAATTATTGGTTGCTGCATGTTTTGCTCCAGCAAGAGCATTAACGAAATATTGAACTTTGTCTTTGGTCAGTGGAGAATAATCCACAGTTGGGGCAAAGCTAATTCGTATCCAAAAAGTATCATCTTTTCCAGGTTCATCTGCTGCGCTTGAGGTATGAGCTTGAAGTGCTTTGTATGCGATATCATTGTTTTTGACTAGATCAAATCTGCTGTAAGCTGTAGCAACGAGCCATTGAGCTGGTTTTGTGAAAGTTCTTTCAATCCAAAATAATGGACTTGCAGAAGGTTTGTCATTGTTAGTGAACCCCAATGCTTCGTATCTTTTTCCGTCATCGTCTTTTACCAGATGGCCTTCTTTGTAATTAGCTGTTGAATCCCAGGTTCTAGGATTATCAAATACTTCTCTTGCACCTACATACAACATCCATTCTCTAGTGAAACTGCCAGAGGTTTTGTCTCCAATTGCAACAAGATTAGTTCCTTGTTCCGGATCTTCATCTGAATCCATTGAGAGAATGTTTGGCCTGTCCCCGGATTCAATTGTTGGATGAACCAGTGTAGTACTAGGAGTACTATTGAAAACTCCTGAGTTGTCTTTGAATCCTTGCTCGAAAGCTTGCAGGACCACTGTGTCCAAGTCTACTCCAGGAGGAACATGATTGTATTTTGATTTGAATCTAACATACATTGGTTCAAAGGAACCTCCTCCTTCCACTGGTTGAGATTCAATATCCTTTATTTCAGAAATTGCTGTTTCGAGTTTGACTGATTCGAAAAAGTAATTGTTCGAAGTATTCTTGTCAAATCGATTTCCAAGTTTTTTCACTTGGTCAAATGTAGATGGAATTTCTATTGTCGGATCTTTGACAGCTTTATTCGCATTTAGATCAGCAATTGAAATTTCTATTGCTCTGTTTCCAGATATTCTCTTTCCACGTTTCTTAAAGGAGACTGTCTTTTTCCAATGATTCTCAGATTGATGAGGACACATAACTTCCAGACCCAATCCAACTCCCTGGATACGCTTTCGCTTTATCTTTCTAACATGAAAAACATCTTCCGTGATAGTGCCATCCTTCTCTGTAATTCTGACAAATATTCTGTCTCTCTTTTTGATTTTTGGGGCCCTGGTCAGAAATCTTCCATAGTCTGCATTGAAGACTATCCTAACAGATTGTGGAACTTCATCTTTGTATTCTATCACGGTCCATTTTGTTGATAAGTCAAAGTCTCCATTTACGTCAGCTCCTGGGTCTCCGGAGTGATCTTTTAGAATAACAAGAATATCATTGAGTTCAGCAAATTTTCCCAACTACGTGCCGTCCCCTTTGTTCACACGGAAGAAGAGTACGAAATGTTCTCTATTGCCTTTGAAATCAGATCTGTACTCTATCTTTTCCCAAAGTAATGCCTTTGTCAGATTTGCAGGAACCCCAGCTCCATCAGGTTCCAAATCTTTTGAGTGGTCATCATTTACTATAATTCCAAATCTTCCGAGTTCCCAAACTCCTTTGATTTTTTTCGAACCATCTTCCCATAATTTCAATGTGGTCAAAAAGGCATTGAGCCCATTATTCGAATTTCCATTCCTTTTGGAAATGTAGCCAGTGATAATGTAGACGTCCTCTACTTGGCCTAAAGCTTGTTGGTTTCCAAGTGGAAGTTCAGCGCCTTGATTGTTTCCAACTCCATCTGATGGCAGTCGTTTAATTTCTGTAATGAATGCATTTTCAATATCTGTTTGTTGTAATGCTTTAGTGATTCCATTGAAATCAATAAACTCTGTGCTATTGGTATCTCCAGCAAGAGTCAATCGGAATACCCTAATTGTTGCCAATCATTCCACTCCACTGGTATTTTGTAATGCGTATTGAGTTTCAATCTCTCCCTGGTTTCTGTTGAATATCTCAAACGTGTTGTAAGATTCTCTAGGATCTAAAGTGCCGGAAGCTGAAGTATAGATTCTTTGCTCTAATCCAGCCTGGACATTTGCTTGATCTTGCAATGTTCTAAATTTGTTTATCCTGGCATCTGCAACATCAATAAACTTCTTGAGAAATTTGTCAATCTTTATCAATTCATCGACAATGAATTTTGCAATTGCAACGGCAGTCAAGATTGGTCCAAGAATTTTAATTGACTTCATGATTGTACTCATGAATTGCACAGGATTTTTGCCAATATCGAAAAGATTCTTTGCTGACTTGCCACCAAAAAGTTGACCAAGAAATCCTTTTCTCTTGCCAAGTTGTTTTACTTCTGCTTTTCTGACTTTTTCCATGATTCGGGCAATTTTCTTTTCGGTTTTTAGATCCTGTTTTGATAATCGTGCAATGTCTTTTGGTCCTCCTGCACCTTTTGGAATTGCGCCAGGACCAAAGATTCCTCCTCCTTTCTCTCTTTGCTGTTGAGCTTTTTCTAACGCTTTGCGTTGTTTCTCAAGAGATACAACAGCCTTTTTTGACATGCGGTCTAGCTTATCCAGATTAGTAAAGTCTGATTCTAAATCAATATCGAAAAACTCATCAACCAACTACTATCCCTCCAAGATTTGCAGCATACCAGTTCATCAATCGCTTTCGATATTCATCCTGGAATGGCTCCTGAGTTTCTTTGACGGTGATTTTCATAATGAATAGTGCAACTATTGCGCTAACTTCATGGCCTTTTGAAAAGAATGGCCAATCATCTCCACCATGTAATGCTTTTTTGAATACTGGTTTTATGAAATGGTCATCTGTTCCTTCTTCCCTGCCCAACGCTACATCAAAACCAGTTTCAGAAAAATATTCTGATTTGAAAATCAATCGTACTTTTTTTGAACCGCGTATTTCTATAGAAGCTAGAACGGTTCCATCAATAATTTTTTGTGAAAATCCGGCAGCTCTCATCTTGTTGTGAATTCTTGTCAGTGTCAGGTTTACTGCAAGTTCATTAATTGTTTTTGCCTGGAATTGTAAAAGCTGAAGTTTTAATCTTTGAGTCTTTGAACTGAATTCCTTGATATCCTCTATTGATTCAAATTTTAATTTTAATTGCATAATATCTAGACATCTAATCTCTCTGCGTTGAGTAGTGCTATTATTTCTCCATCAATGACTACATCATCAATTGCAACATCTACCAACTGACTAATTTCTGGTTTCATTATTCTTCCAGTGAATACCAGTCTAGCTTGAGGATCTACCGTTTGTTTCCTGGCTGTAAAGGTTTGAGTGAATTGAACTTCTGTAGGAGCTTGTTTTGCATGATTTTTTAGCCAATTGGAAAGAAAACTATCATTCTCTACTCCAGAATCAAGTTGCATTAAATCAACTGTGTTTTTCATTAGAAAACTAAAAGTGCCTATTACATCTCCATTTTGAGTAAAAACTGATGTTCCGTCTCCAATACTATCTCTTTCATATGTCCCAGAGTCCCAAACCGTTGTCAACCCTTGGACGAAAATGTATGTTTTGGTAAGTGCTGCAGCAAGAATTGAGACAACCCCATCGATTCTCCAGGTTCTATCTATTTTGGCATTGACATTAACCATGAACTAATTTATGATTGAAGAACTAAAAGGAACTAAGTTTTTAGAATTTCAAGATGCAATACACATCTTTCAATTGCATCAAAAGCCACAGTTGGAGAAATATCCACAAAAAGAACGTTCAGTATCCTGGAATCAGTTCCAAAGGAAAGAGTTACTGACTCTTCATTGCCAAATTTTGTTCGCAAGACTGCATTTATGGTTTCATTGCACTCATATTCAGCAAATATAGCACCAAAATCTCCTAGCTCAGTCCCAACTCGCTTGCCAGATTGTTCTTTATTCTCATCAAAAAAGATTCCTTCAGGAGCAGAAGGCTTTGATAATAATTTGATTGGAGTTGCAATTCCAGTTACTGTCAAAGTGAAAGCTGTTCCTATTGTTGCAAGTAAAATCAGAGTAACTGAAGTGATGAGTTTACCTTTCATCTTTGTATCCCATGGAGCTTCAGAGATTATGGACCTTGAAAAAACAGGGTCATCTAATGTGACTGGTTTCAAGAATGTAGGATCTGTCTCTACCAATGTTCTCAAATTTTTAATGATATCATAGAGTTGTTTTTGTGATTCTATAGTTCGAATACTTGATTGAGCTACAATTGTTAATTCGTATTCCACTGTTTGCTGATTGACATTGCCTCCATCAATGACTCCAAAATTATATCGTGTTGTTTGAGTTGCATTTCTTGTAGTGATATAGAGATATGGTTTCTGAATCGCAGCTTCTTTCTTTTGGTTTTCAGGATCTCCAAAGAATACGGCCCGGAGCAATCCTTCTGTCTTCCCGGAATCAAATAGAGTTTTGTCTGCTAGAATTTTGTTAACTATTCTTTGAATATTCTTGTTGTGGTCAATTACTACCAACTAGGACACCCAAAAGATTGCTCTGTCACTTGTGGGAAACTCATCATTGTTAGTCAAATCTACTTTGCCAGCAAATTCCCATTTTCCAATTTGATCCAGGATAGAGGTTTCAGGATCTGTGTTTTGATAAGTGACAAGTTTTTCTCCCTGGGTTGTAACGCTGCCAACAGTTTCTGCTGATGTACTTCCTACAGTTCCTAATAGATAGGTAAACTTGGTTCCGTCTACAATTGTTATGGGCTTATTTGTCACATTAAAATTGACAGTTCCGCTAATACTCATCAATTCACCATCTTTCAGTACGTTAGTGTTTGCAATTGTAACTGTGATTTTATCCTCAATTCCATCTCCAACAATATTGGCGATTGCAATTACTTGTGATGGATTAGTCAGATCATTGTCTAATGTGGCCTGTTTTTGAAAGTTCGTTCCATTTGGTTTGTAAAATATGATGAATTGATCAGCGATTAATGAGACATCAATATCAGCTCCTCTCATGATGTCTTTTAGCTTAACTCGAAATGTTGCATTCAAATGTCCTTTACCAAATATTGTAGCCATCTATCACATGAACTAATTTGGTTCTTTTTAGTATTATTATGGAGAAAGTTCGCTGTCATCGTCTAAATTGACGTTAAGATCTGCAGTGATATCTAAATCAGTGCCAAGATTTGCAGTGTCATCTTCATCAATATTTAGAGTTACATCGATTATTTTGATTCGGATTGCAAGTTTCCGTATTGTTTGTTCTACGATATCGAGAGTTTCATTTGTTATTCTGACTAAGATTCTAGTTAGATTAGCTACTTCTGGAATGTTTAGAATCTCTGTTTTGAATCTGACTAAAGTTCTAGTGAATATGGTTCCTTCTGATAGGTCTAGGATCTCATTTGCTATTTTGATAATAACTGCAGCTATAGGAGTGACTTTCGCAATTGCACCTTCCGCCAGGTCCAGGATTTCATTTGCTATCTTTAGGAATCCAATGATTCTGACTGTATCTTCAACCAGGTCTAATATCTCAGTTTTTAATCTAACAAGAGCTCTAGTGATAACAGTTCCTTCTGACAGATCAAGGATTTCAGCTTTCAGTCTGACTAATGCTCGTGTTATTACAGAGCCTTCAACTAAATCAAGAATTTCATCTGCAATCTTTGGAAATCCTAATATCTTGATAGCGCCTTCAACCAAATCAAGAATTTCTGACTTTAATCTAACTGAGCCTAGTGCTTTTGCTGTACCTTCAGGCAAATCCAAGATTTCATCATTAACTTTATTGAATGCTCTCAATGGATTTGCTGCTTCAGACAAATCCAAGATTTCAGCTTTGAGTCTTACTAAAGCTCTTGTGATTACGGAACCTTCAACAAGTTCAAGAACTTCTGCTTTCAATCTGATTAATGCCCGAGTGATTACATTACCTTCTGACAGATCTAGTATCTCAGCTTTCAATCTCACTGAAGTTCGAGTGAAATTTCTGGCTTCTGGAAGATCAAGAATCTCATTATCAATTTTAACGATTCCAAGAATTGCAAGAGCTCCTTCTACTAAATCTAATATCTCAGCTTTCAGTCGAATGAGAGCTCTTGTGATTATTGTTCCTTCTGGAAGATCTAAGGTTTCATTTGCTATCTTGGGAAAACCTATGATTCTAACTGTTGCTTCCACCAAATCCAATATCTCAGCCTTCAACCGGATTAATGCTCTAGTAATTACAGTTCCTTCAACAAGATCTAGAGTCTCATCACTTACTTTGATTCTATCCCGGACAAAGTTTCTTGCTTCAGGCAAATCTAGAATCTCACCTTTCTCTTTTGCAATACCAAGAACAACAAGAGCCCCTTCCACTAGATCTAAAATTTCATTTGCAATGAAGATTCTGGCTCGATGAGCTACACTTCCTTCTGGAAGGTCCAAAGTTTCGTTGTTTACCCGGGTCTTTGCAACGATATTCACTGCTCCTTCAAATAAATCTAGAATCTCTGCCTTCAATCTGATTAAGGCCCTCGTGAAGACATTACCTTCTGCTAAATCAAGGATTTCATTAGATACTTTAGTAATACCTCCTACAGTAACTTTTGCAATTGCTCCCTCTACTAGGTCTAGAGTCTCATGCAGTTTTGTTAAAAGTCCGTTTGCCTGTTCTACAAGGTCTAATATCTCATTCTTGACTTTGACTATAAGACCAATGAAAGGTCTTGCACTTTCTACCAAATCAAGGATTTCAGTTTTGAGTCTAATGAGTGCTCGTGTGAAGATTGTGCCTTCAGATAATTCTAGTATCTCAGGAGCGAGTTTGATTCTACCTCTAATGAAGTTACGTGCTTCTGGAAGGTCTAGTATCTCACTCTTCTCTCTAACTATTCCTAAAACATTGAGTGCTCCTTCTACTAAATCCAGGATTTCGTTTTTGATTTTGACTACTCCTAATACTCTGATTGCATCTTCAACTAGGTCCAGGATTTCTGATTTTAGTCTGACTAAGACTCTTGTGATTACTGTTCCTTCTGATAGATCTAGAGTCTCATCACTAACTTTAGGAAAGAATCTTAATGGATTTGCAGCTTCTGCTAAATCCAGGATTTCATTCTTGAGGAATACTCTTGCTCTATGTGCGAGACTTCCTTCAGGGATGTCTAATATCTCATTTGTGACTCTAGTTTTCCCTATGATTACAACTGTCCCTTCAGATAAATCTAAAATTTCAGGAGTTACTTTGACAAGTGCTGCCCCTCCTGCAGATATTCTCTCATCATTTGTACGAATGTAGATGTTTTTAGCGACTGCTGTACCGCTTGTTCTCTCTGCATTCGTTCGAATGTAGATGTTCTTGGCTACTGCCAAGGTGATTAAACTCCCTGGACTTCTGGAGTTATATCAGACTCTGCACCTTTCTCTCCAATTACTCTGTATTGTTCTCCATCATCTTCATAAGAAACTGAATATGCTCCTGTAGTTGCATTACTTGCTTGTCGATCTATTGTTGTTGCAAGTTTTGGAAATGAACCAGTCATTCTGACTGTGGTACAACCAACTGAACCAACGATAACATCATCATCGTCTTTTGTAACTCCCGATAAGGTAATTGTTGTGATTGTTGCTTCAACATCTAGTTCACCAACTTTGATTTTTGCACCACTACCATTTTCAAACAGTCTAAACGTAAAAATTACTGTCAAACAATCGTCAATCAATGCTTGAGCAAGTGATTCGTCAACATCGCCAGGACAAGAAGCAGGTGTTCCAGCACAATCGATTGAAGCAGTTGTCTTTCCGTTTGTGTTATTTATTGAATCGAAATCTGAATATGGAGCAACTCTTAACGTTCCAGCATTCATGATACTGTTTACGCCAATTCTTAATGTCACACTACTCATTGCTCCTGGAACGTGTGGCCATTCAGCTCTGATTCCCTGTCCTGACTTTACTTCAACACATGAAGTTGCACTCGTATCATCAGTTAAACAGGTTGTCTTACCTGTTTTAGCTCCATCCTGACCTGTTTCGGTTGCAAGTATTACCTGTTGACCTTTACTAATATCTTCAAAAACCATTTAATCACGACACTCACAAGGTTCTTTTTTTATTTTGATTTTTTCACGTACAACACGAAGGCTTTTGGTTGCTACAGTACGAAAATATATCATTTCGCCCATTTTAGGATCTTGATATTCTTTTGTCCATTTGACCTCTACTCCACAATCATTGCAGACTGCATGACGATGTAATAGTTTGGGATTTTTTTTATCCCAATGTTGTTCGATTCTTCTGAGTGATCCACCACATTTTTCACATTTCATTTCAAGGCATCCCTTGCTGCTTCTGTACTAGCCCACTCAGCAGGAGTTAATTGAACACCAGTAAACATCCAAGAAATATAATTTGCTTTACTGTAAGAGTATAATCCTGGCCACACAAATGATTTTGAGTAGCCATCAACTGCAAGTGGACTAGCATTACGAAACCAACCACCATCGTTATCATCCCATGCAAACATTTGAGAGATGTTTTGTATTCCATCTAAGATGATTTGATAATTATCGAATCCTTCCTTTTCATAGACTCTGGTAGCTATCCCTTCCACCAATGTTGAGAATATGATAAAGATTACATTGATCTTTGGAATCTGAACATGATCATCCAGTTTTGCAGTGTCGGTTACATCAACTTCTCTTGTAACTGTTGTGCTGTTTTCCCAATACATGATTTTTAGAGTTATAGTCATTGAGATACAGCCTCCTTTCCTTCAGCGATTTTAATCAAACCTCGGATTTTTGTTGTTGCTTCAACTAGGTCTAATGTTTCAGGAGTTACTTTGACAAGTACCGCATCACCAAAAGCCCAATAGGCAACTTCTGCATTGCTTCCAATATCAGTCCAATCTATTCGAAAGCCATCAGGTAACATTGAATCGTGATTTGCTTCATCTTGTATTACGTCTGTGTTTGCAATTGACATCATTACATCAGCAGTAGATTCGTGAGTGTCTGCGTTTGAGGTTGTTACAGCATTTTCATCTCTACTAGATAAAACTCCTTGGTTTATGCCATCAGTTGCTCCTAACATGAATCGATGTATTGCATCACTAGAACTACTAACAACACGACCACGACTAGCTAACATGTAACCTTTGGGTTGAAATCCCGCATCTGTAATATCTTGAGTTCCAGTAGAAGCTGGTTGTGTAAATGTATTTACGTGATGCAGTCCGCCTTTAATTCCCATAAAAGCCATAACGTCAGCAGTTGGTGATGGATCTACCCAGTTTATAGTAAAGTCGGATGTTGTTTTTGAAACAAACTCTGCTTCTGCTCTAATCTCACCATCACTTATATCAAGTAAAACTATACATCTATCATCTCTTTGAATTCTGTGAGTGGCGGTTGTTGTTCTACCAGGTTCTGAAACTACAGTCAGCGCTGCTTCGTTTGCTGCACCACTTGCAAACCCTATTCCAAGTTCAGCACCATTTCCTTCAGCCGTACCGCCACTTCTTGTAAGTAAAAACATGTAAACATCATAACCACCAATAGGACTGTTTGTGTGTGATATTGTTTGATTTCCACTTACAGTATTCGTTGTAAATTGACCAACTTCTGAAACTGTTATGTCACTTCCTGAAAAAAGTTGATAGTGAATAATATCGGCTCCTCCTCCGTTTGTAGTCCAGTTTACTGTGAAATTTGTGGATGAAACTGCTGATATATCGGCTTCTGCTTCTGCTCCACCATTAGGGACTAGGATATGAATACATTTTACGTCACTGAATCTTCTACCACTATCAGACGTTCCTTGCGCATCTTCGGAAACCATTGAAACACATTTGTGTCGTGTTCCATCTGAAAATCCTATTGAATAAATAACATGAGCAGCAAATCCTGTAGCTGTTTGTGCTGTTGTCCAGAAAATTAGAATCTTTGGGGATTCACCCAAACCATGACTTATTACATCCGTTCCAACGTCTGTGCGTTTTGTGAACGTTCCTTTTTCAACTAGAAAAGCCAATTTATGTCAATTCCAACTGTGTTTTTACTTCTTGTTCTGTCATTAATCCAGTTTCATAAAGTTCAAGTGCACCTTCAACTTTTTGTATGAATAAAAATTTCTCATTGTTTGGAAGTCCAGTGTAAAAGGCTGCTAACTCATCCAGTTGTGGTTCATCGCTTGCTTGTAAGTTGAATTTAGAAATCATGTCTGCTCTACTAAATACACCTAATGCCCAAAACATTCCAGCGTGGACGAATTGATGAACAGGGAATCCTTCTTCTGTGTCTGGTTTAAAATTGTCTAGTAATGTCAATCTATCACCCCCTTCTCTTTTTGCTTGTCAAAAATTTAATCGGTGAGATGTATTTTTTACATTTCCTACAGAAAACTCCACTTAATTTTTCTTTTTTATTAGTTCCAGTTATGATGTAACTGCCATGATCTGGAAATTGTTCTTGGTGTATATCCATTTCTTTTTGAAATGGAATTTTCATTGGAAAAGCCATTATTCGGCCTCTATTATATACACTCTAGAAAAATTTTTTTCTTTTATTCTAGTAAAATAGATTTGATGCCCCAAGTACAACAGGTTCGTTCTCCAGACGCTTTGCTTCACTCTCTGCTATGATAGCAGGATCCACAAAGTTTGGCGAACTTACCGAAGCATTAGCTGTTTCCGCATATTGCATTTTTTGCATAGCGACTCGTTTATGATTGAAAGTATGCTCTAAAAATGAGAAAAATTTACGGCTATTCATTAATGGCTCACTTTGGATGATTCAGGTTTGTCTTTCTTTGCTGCAGCTTTATAGTCAACGACATTTTTGGATTCATCTCCAGCATCACGGAGAGCAAATGCTTCGATGGTTTGTTGTCTCAATCCTTCTCTGCATCCATCACATTGATTTCTGACATCATTACGGAATGAAGAACCTGCAGGCTCATCTAATCCACAAAGAGTTTTTCCAGCCTTACAATAATGAGTGAATTCGATATCAACTTCTCTGATTCCTCTGTTTTTCATGTCAATCTTGATAGTCTTTAGTTCAGCACCAGGAAACATTTTCCAGCCATCTGTTGCTGAATTGTAATTGTAGATACGAGTAGTTTCAGCCATCAGACTCTCCTCATTTCATGGTTGATGAAGAACTTCAAAGTGTCAGTTGCAGTCTTGTTGAATGCTGTGATTTGTCCGTGAGTTAATAATTTGGTTGCAGCTATTGGAGTGTTTTGGTCATTGATAGAGAAATTCTTGATGGTTGTTCCACCATCATTGAAATCTCCAGTTGTGTAAGATGTTAAGAAGGATACGATATCAACTCCTGCTCCTGTATTGTCTGCATCTCCATCATTCCTCTTTGGGAATGCAGTATCAAAGTTCTTGTTAGAGCCAGCAATTGCAGCTCCTCCTGGATTATCAAATTGCATGAATGTATCAGTTGCAAGAATAGCGTTTTGTGATGCAGGATTTGCTAATTGCTCATTTGATAGAGCTGTTACGAAAAAGTCTTCATTTGCTGCAGGAGCTTCTTCTGCTGCTTGATTTGCATAACCAATCTCTCCATCATTGGTCACTTCGTTCATTCCGGCAATCCACTTCTTTGCGGACTCGGTTTTCATGTGAAGATGCCTTAGTTTTTCTCCTAGTGAGATATCTGGTCTAGTGTAAAAATTCAATTTTGTTAAAAAGTCTAATTTATCGTCAGTGTGAATGTGGCCATCTGTAAAATGCCAACTTTGCTCAATGATTTCTTCATCAGATTTTGGTGACTCTAAAACAGCTATAACATTCCAGTTTAGTGCATTGTAGAGATTGCGTTTGATGAAGTTTGGCCTCTTGTCACTAACGCTGAGATATCTTTCAAGTCTAGCCTGGAATGATTCCAGTTCAATTACTGGCCAGAGTTTTTGTTTCACGATTAGAGTTTAAACTTTAGATAAAAAGGAATTAGTTTACGTGAGCATTCTCTTTATTTCCGCTTTTTTTAATCCAATTACAATTTGCACATAATACTTGGAGGGTTTGTTTGGCTAATTCTGGATTACTTAGATAAAATCGATAAAGTGAAGTTCCGCTTAATTTGAATATTTTTCTATCGTTATATCCATGACCATTTTTATGATCTAATTGAAGAGCTCGTATATCATTAAATCCACACTTTACACATTTGATTTCTGGATTCAAAAGACGAATCAATTTATGCCTAGTTTCTTTTCCGTGATTACTGGCATAGGTTATCTTTTCTTTTCTGTTTTTGTAATAATATTTTAACTGTGGATATGTTTTTATCAATAAAAATATAATTATATTTTTATCTATTTAGTCTATCTCCTAGCCTACGATCTAGGGGAATCTTCTCTCTGCAAAAAAGTCATCTTCAAAGTCTGTCTCCCTGGATGCTAGTTTCCTGGAAGTTCTTTCTGGAGCTTGTGATCTAATTTCACTGATTAGCGTCAACATCATCTCATTGAACCTGGCCATGATTGTTTCAGCTTCGGTGTAAAGTTGGTTTATCTGGCGTCTTATCTCTGCTTCAACATATACTAGTGCAGCGTTTTGAGCTGGTTGAAAAAAGATAGAACCTTCAATTGAATTTAAATCATCACTCACTGCGATTATCTGTTTCTTGACTTCAAGATTCCCAGCTTGCACAATTGCTAGAAGAGTATTGTCATCTTGGGTGTCTGTGATTTTGAAATGAGATTTGATGAACTGTAATGTTACAAACTGCAGAGCATCATTACTAAGTAAACTCATTTCGGAACCGTTCCTTGTGTTCTCAATTTCTTTGAACGTAATGCCAAGCTGATGTCACTTGAATATGGAGCATGGTCCAGTCTAGAGAAAGCAAAGACCTCCAGGTCATCTTTCAAATCTCTTGGTGATAATGGGGCTTTAGGTCTTGGATGAGGCAAGCGGAAATTAGTTCTATGTTGCTGGCTTGTTCAAGAGTACTGCCACGCCTCTGATGTAGGTGTCTAGTTGTGCGTCAGTAATGATTTCATCCTGTTTGGAAGTATCAAACTCGTCACCGGATGCTGCTGTTGCATCAATCTGGATCTTGCGTGTGTATCTCTTTGGATTTGGAATTAGGAATTGCACATAATCTCTCATGACAAATGCATCTGCGTCTCTAGTGTATTCTCTCCAGAATTCTGTCTCAAATGGTCCTTCACCTTTGAGAGTTGCCTGGGAAGATGCTGCATAGAACATTCCTCTTGGAACTCGTCTATCCAAGATTGCAGTTACATCTGGAATGCCTGGTAGTGTTACTACTCCGGAAACTGTTACGTTCATTCCTTGGTTTAATGCTTTAGTGAAATAGTTTGACTCGTATCTTGCAAAGTCAATTGGGTTCCAGTAAGTGACGTCAACAATTGCTTCGTTGTCATCTAGAAAGTCCTGGAATTGTGTCAAGAGTTCTTTCTTGATGCTAAAGTCAGAATGTGGGAAGACTCCTGCAGTTCCTGCATCGGGGTCATTGATTGAGAATGTTGCACTTGGAGCATCTAGAGTTACTAGTGTTCCATCTGCGTTGGAGAGTTCTTGTAAAGCCAATCCGTTTCTCATTCTTGCGAATGATATCATGGCGTCAGCAGAGTTTAGTTGCATCACGTTAAAGTCAGCTCTCTTGCTTGTTTCAGATGGAAGCAAGGTTGCATGAGTATTTTTCTTTAGGTTGAATCTGTCTTCAGCAAACTTGAGTTTGTCAAAGTCCACCTTCTCAAGTGGGTTCATCTTGACCTGACCAGTTCTCGTGTCTTGTTCTGGAACTCTGGCGTCTAATTTCTCAACATTGACAGTACTCCATCCTTGCTCGACAAAGAAGATGTTTGGTCTCTGTCCTAGAATTTTTCTAATTAATGGAATAACTCGAATAGGGGATACTTCATCTTGGCCAATACCACCGATTTGTGCATCCATTTGCTGCAATTGCTGTGCAGCCATCAGGCCACTTGCATTGTAACCGTTCTCCTGGATTCGTGTAATAAGATTTTTCCTTACAACTTGCTGAGCAAGATCTTTTTTTGCTGCAGCCATATACTTTAATTCATAATCAGTGTGTTTCCACATAGTCCTTCCAGCGCCTGCTTGAGCATTGCTAACTTTGCCTTTGAATTCAATTGGAGTTGCTGTCATTGTAGCAAGTTTTCTAATGCCCAAGAAATCCATTGGATTGTCAAAGTTTAGTTCAGAGATGTGGCCACGGCCATAGTAAATTCCTCCAGTTCGTGGAGAATAGACTAGTTTGTCTCCGTGTTTCATGCCTTGGAGTTGTTGAAGTTGTTGGCTCATGATTAGACTACTCCTGTGGAGATTATTCCATCGTCATTCAAAACGGAATCGGCAGCTAATCTAGCAAATTCTTGGTGTTTGTAACTTCCAAGTACTTCGACAAGAATTGGAGGTAATGCATTAGCAACATCTGCAACAGCGATCACTGGAGTTCTTGCATCTAATCTAGTAATTCCAACTGGCTTTCCTGGTTCTACTCCAACAGCCATCTTTGTGACCCAATCAGAGCCTTTTGTAATTACGGCAACTTCTGGTTTTCTGTCATTCACTGCAGTTGTGGTTAGATTGTCTGCATCCTCTCCAGCCTGGACCACGTTGTCAACTTGTAAATTTAAAAATCTATTATCTGCAGAAAAATCAGCAGCTACTAAAGTTCTGTAGCCATCTGTTTCAAAAATCAAAAATTCGCCAAGTAAAACCTTGACATTTGTTTTGACTGCAACCGTCTTGACATAAAGATTGTCAATATGAGTAATGTTTCCTGGTCCACCAGAGCCTGCCATCAGACATCAATCTCCGCTTCTTTCAATAATTCTTCAGTAGACTTGTTTTCAAGTTCGGCATTTGCTACAAAATCAGTAGTTCCCATGTATCCTATTTTGGATTCACTGGATTGTTCAGATATGCCAACAAAACTTTCAATGTCATCAAGTTTTTCTTTAATCTCTTCAACTGACGCTTTGAGCATTTTTTCTCGAAGTTCAGTTGATGCTTTCTCATCTAGTGTTTTTTGAGCAGTCTTTGCAGCAACATATTTTTCAACTAATGGAATTTTAACAGATAATTCAGATGCGATTCGAGCAGTCATTTTCTTTTCCTCTTCCTCCTGGGCTTTCTTTTCCTCGTCTTCTTCCTGGGCTATTCTAGCTTCCTTTTCCTTTTCGGTCTCGTTGTCTTGGCCATGCTTTCCTCTCTTGGCTCTAGGATCTGGAGTGTCTTGTGTGCCTCCCTTACCGTTTTTCTTATCCTCTTCTTCCTGGGCTTTACGAGCTTTCTCTTTTTCCTCTTCAGTCTCAGTTTGAGCTTTCAGAGCTTTCTTGACGTCTTCAGAGATATCATTCATTTGAGATTTGAGTGCATCCATCTCTTTTCTAGTGATTTCTTCGTTACCCATTTGCTTACCGTATCTAGATTCTGGTTTAAGAGAACTGTTTGCTTTGCTAGATTTTTGTTTCCGACATTCTGAGAATGCAATCGCCAGATCCTGGTCCGTTGGTTCTTCTCCTGGACCAAGCTTTTCAGACAAAATTCTAGAAACACAATCAGCTTCTGCACCAGCTTTAAGCTCAACAATTAGATTATTTGTTTCAGAACATCTGGAAACTTTCAAAGGAATTGTTCTAAGTGGATTAACTTCATCATCACCGATGCCAGCTTTCAGTTGTTCCAATTTTACCAGACACTCCTTGCTGTTTCCCTCGCATGTAAGACCTAGTTGTGTCTCTCCTCTGCCATAAGCTGGCTCGTCAACAAAGGCTCGATGGAGTGGACGATAACGATGTAAAATGTGAATGTGAGAGTTTGGACCAGTTGGTACTATCTCCACATCTTCCAGGCTTCTTGGAAAAACTGCAGGACTCGTCCACTTGATTTCTTTGTTTTTGATTCTTCGAATAATATCTGGGTCTTCAATTTTGGAGATTGAGGTCAGTCTTCTTCCAATATCTAGACCAAGAATTTTTTGCATGGTTCCCTTGCGGAATGGTTCTTGGGCTTCCATGGATGCTTCAAACGAATTACCAGTAGTATGATCAAGTCTTCCATCCTTGATGAAAAAAATATCTGGTCTTCCTTTCCATTCATGGCCATCTTTTTGATTAGCCTCTCTTGTGACCATCCAGCCATTTGCATTAATCTTATCTGAAATTAGAAACCCTTCAACAAAAAATCCTTCATCTGTTTCAGTGAATGTGATTTCACTGGCAGCCATGAAGACAGGCTGCATTAATTTACATTGCATAAAAATAAGGAACTAATTCTCTGATTTGAGAACTGTTTACTTCTTTGCTTGTCTTGCTTTGATTTTGATGCCTTCCTCAGTTTTCCAAAATTTGGAATCTCGGTAAGTGCTTTTTGTTGGACGTGCTATTCCTTTACTGGCATTTTCAAATTCTTTCTCAAGCTCTGCATGAGTCTTCTCAAGTTTCTCCTGGAAGTCGTCTTCGTTAGCTTTCACTCTCTCTGCAAATTCTTTTTCTTTTGCTTTAAGATGTTTCTCAAAATCTTCCTTTTTAGCTGCAAAGTCTTTTTCCTGAGCTTCAGTTTTTTCTTTTAGAGCTTTTTCTGCTGCTTTCAATTCTTGTTCATTCATGAATATTATTTCCAGAAAGTTGAGATATAATAGAACTGGTTTAGAGTTTGGTTGACACTGGAGGCTGGCTTGATTTGTTCTTCTTTGATGGAAGAGCTGATTTTGTAATCTTTGCGCCATCACCAAGTTCAATCTCCTGGTCAATTGCTTTGCCTTCAGGATCAATTTTGGTTTCATAGTTCTCAATTCCTAACAAGTCTCCAATTGCTTCTGCTCTGAGTGGATTGAGCTTTGATAATTCCACAACTCCTGCAACCAAGTCATCCCAGGCTTCTAGTTTAAAGTCATCAAACTCAGATTCAACGTGGAATTGTTCCAGGATTTTTGTTTGATCTTTGTAGATGATTCTCCAGTTTGGCATATACCACTGCATTTGGAACACTTTGCCAATCTTGATTCGTTCCCTGCGGATCACGTTCTCATTGAAGATACGTAAGACACCAAGTAATGTGTCTCTGTTAGGATCTTTCTCCTTGGAGATTAGAGTAGTTGGAACCTCTGCGGACTTTGCTGCAGCTTCTGCATGGAAGTGGGCCATCTCAATCATCTCTGAAATTTTTGGGTCAGTGTCTACATTGTGGACCTTCATGTCATGTTCTGGATCTTTCAAAGTCGTAGCATTTGGAGAACCAACTGTCATTGTATTGACAAAAGTTTCATTCTGACTCACTTCTGCTGGAGTGCCTTTGCTATCTTCTCTAAATGCGATAATTGAAAATCCTGCATATCCTATGCTGGCCACGTTTGGAAAGTCTCTATCAATTAATTTTCTTAAAGCCCGACCATGGCCAATCATTCTGTGCATCTTAGAATAACCATAGAACTTGCCGTTGTAGATTGGAGAGCTTGGATTATGTTCCATGTAAATCATGTCAGCAGCTAATATGATGTCAGTTGAAAACATCAACGATGTTCCTTTGAGTTTGAGAGTTGGCTGATCTATTTGCACAAAGCCTATGTCTCTTGGATGTAATACCTTGAGGACATTTGGAATGGCAGGGAAGCTTTTGCCGTCCCACTTGAAAGTTCTTTCCGTGAAGTATTCCTTTGTCATCAAATCACGTCCATAAATCCAGTGGTTCCTCACGAGAGCTGTTACCTTGCTGTCGAAACTTTCATCCATCATTGGGTCTTCGCCAAGTGGGTCAGAGAATGATTCATCAATTGCAGTCAATGGTTCCAGGAGCTTTTTGTTTTCATCTAGGACCCTGGCAATTGCTTCTTCCTTGCTTTCATCTCTCTCAACTTCTTCCATTGTTGGAGAGTCTTCTGCTTCAGGTTCAGGTTCTGGTTCCTCTTGTCCTTGTTTCTGTTCTGGTTTTTCTTTCTCGACTTCTCCTGGTCCTTTCTCTGGAGCTTTTGAAACAGTTTTTGTTTCTTTGATTTTTTTAATCTCAACCTTATCTTCATCATTTAGCTTGAGTACTGGATGGATTCCTTTACCCATTGTGAATGCAGTTAGGACGTCAATGATGGTTCCGCATATGGTGTGCATCCAGATATCCTGGAGTACGATATAATCTAATGCCTGGTATGGATTCATGAAAAATTTAGGAAAAATAACTTGACCGCTTTTCCTGGACCGGGCTACATATGGGGATTGGTCTACTATTTTCTTTTTGTCAAGCTTCACTTCAATTGGTTGAACATTGTATTGCGGAGTGTAATTGTTGAGAAAATTTTGATGATGCTGAGTTGCTTCCATTAATCCAGGCTCGCCATAATCACCTAGAGGACCATCAGCCAGACTTCTTCTTAATGTAAATATTTTGGTCCACCATGGACGTTTTATCTCAGTTCTTTTCTGTTCTGCTTTGTATTCATCATATGCCTTGCGTTCTTTTTCAGTGAGTACGGTTCCGTCCAGGATTGGATTGTTTTTGAGATTGGACCTAATTCGCCATACTGAACTACGAGAAACTTTTAGTGCTTTTGAAATTTCTGCATCGGTTAATCCGGCTTTGATAGATCTAAGAACTTTCTTTTGTAGCTTGGCCTTCACGCAACACTGAGCGAGCTAGCTCATATTAGGAAGTAATTTGAGATTATGCAGGTGCTACCAATATTACTACATGATAACTTTTTGCTTGTCCAATATTATCTCTTACTCTCAGAGATACCCTTGAACTATCTGTTATAGTTCTATTTAATGGAAAATGTGTTCGAGTTTCCTCTACTAGACCCACACTATTAATTCTAGATATTGCAACTTCAGATGAAACTGCACCCTCACCTATTTCAATTTCTACAGATGTACCCAACACGCCGAGGACGGATATGTAAACAAGGCCAATTAATTTTTTACCTGTGCCAATATCTGCCGAATATTCAACCCATGCCCCGAATGTGTTGGTTCCTGCACTTACAATGGTCAGATTTCCACCGTTTCTGTAAGTAGAATCATAAAGAACATCAGAAATATCACCCGCACCTGCTGGACCTTGTAGTCCTTGAGGACCTGGAACTGTTGAATCATCTCCTGCTGGACCTTGTGGACCTACTAGACCTGTAGCTCCTATAGTACCTGGTGTACCTTGAATACCTTGATCTCCTTGTGAACCTGTAGTTCCTGTTGGACCTTGTGCTCCATCAGCTCCGTCAGCTCCTGCTGGACCTGTAGCTCCTCCACTTCCAGGAGTATCTATTCTGGTTTTACCCATAACAATCACCTAATTTGCCTGAGCTTCTCCGGCTAATGTTGTATCAAGCACAGTGATTTGTCGTTTGACTCTTAATCTGATTGAAGATGTTTCCGGTGAAATGTCAACAATATTGTTGGTATCAAATGCCCCAAAAGCAACATTGGTGTCGGCCTTAATTATATTGTCAAAGTCCGCATCAATCAATGTGGAAACGTTTACGAAATTTTTCCTGCTTCCTTCAATTGTATAAGTGAGTCCGTTTGCACCTCCAGTATTTCGGACTGTGATATTCATGTTCTTTAATCCTCTCACATCATAAACTCTGTCCAGACCTGCAGTGTATGCATCCTGGTCAATTGTGATTCCTCCGGTTTGGAATTCAGGATCACTAAAATAGACTGTGGCATCTTTTGATGGGGTTGATTGTCGCTTGAGAGTTTTGACTGTCATTGATAACTATTTCATGAAAATTCTAAATTAAAGGAATTAGTCGTACTGCTTCATTCTCTTGGATGCATTATGCTGGCAATCACAATCTTCGTTCCTGGTTCCTTTTCCTACATGTTGGCCTTTATGATTATTTGATAATATACAGCATGAATTTTTTTGACATCTCATTTTACAGGCTCAGTTGAAATAGTGATGACAGTTCTGAGACCTCCTGCTTTGAATTTTCTATCAGTCTCCTGGAGTCGTGCTAGCTTGACTGCATAAACCTGGAAATCTTGCCTTTCAATGATTTTCAATAAATCATGAACATAGTCAACTTTCATCTTTTTGATTTCATCTTCTGTTAATTCCATAGCAAATCCAATTTTACAAATTACTTAAAGTGGACTAGTTGTGTATCCATCACCAAATGGATCTTTTGGTTGAAGCTGCATGAATTCTACTTTGCGTCCTCCATGGTTGATGTCCCAGGCTATGAAAGAATAGTTGCAAGCTTGTAGTGCATCATCTGGCTCAGTATCCTTGTGAATGTATTTGATGTATGTCTGGCCAGTTGATTTTAGCATGTGTTTTTCTCCTTCAAGTGCAACAAACTGACGGACTATCCATTTGACATCATCATAGTCTTTTCCTGGAAGAATTATTCTGCTAGATATGAAATCTCCGTGTTGATATGGATGCCTTATCAAATCAATGATTCTATCAATTGAAAAAGTTCTGTCAATCACATATCGCATTTCCCTGTTGAGTCTTGGCTTCTCCAGGACTGTTGGCAGTGGACGTTCTGGCCTTACATGATATGAGTTTCTGATACAGCGTCTTGCATAACGACTTTGTAAAGATTGCACTTGAGCTGATCCTCCTCCTGCATCAATCACAATCTGGTATCCTTCGTATGCATCAATGAGTTCTTCACAGATTCTGATTTGCTCCTTGATATCATCTGTCTCAACTCTTTCAACCCATAGCAGCTTGAAGATTGGAGCATTGTCATCAAGGCATTGCCAAATCCAGATGATGGTCTTTCCTCCTCCCCCCCAATCAATTCCAATGTAGATTTTGCCAGCATAGTGATCTACATCTTCTGCTCTTGTCAGTCCAACGGTTTTGTCAAATAAATCGAGCATCATCTTTGTGGTAATTGGTTTGAGTTCACCTTCTACAAACTCGGCCATCACGTTTCTTCTGAAATCTATAGTGGAGATATCAGGGTTCTTTTGTTTCCACTCAATGGACCATTCCGGTGATACATGGTAGAGCTGTTCTGCATCTTTGATGGTTAATGGAATTCTTGGATTGTATGTTTGAGGCAAATAATATCCGTGGCGTGAATAATGTTTTGGAGCTCGTGGAACCCACTTGCCATCAAGTACTCGTTCTAGTTCTTCATCATACACAAGGCCGTGACTGTCAAAGCATCGTTCTTCCATTTCTCGTCTCCAGGACATGTTCTCATATCCTTTGTACGGTTCACCGTGTTTGAATTCCCATTCCATCTGATTTGTGCTAAGCCAAGATCTATGATATTCTGTGTCGGTATATCCTCCAACTCCTGCAATAATCAAATCTCCCATGGTGTCAGCTTGTGTTTCTCTTGCATTGAAGAATCCAGTCCAATCAATATCCTGGCCTTCATCAACTACAATTCTTTCATTGGACTTTCCTAGGAGATTGGACCATTCCTCACCAGGAAGTAAAATGTCTATGATGGAACGTGTCTTCATTACTATTCTATTCATTGCACCAAGCTTTGAGATTCCTGATACGTAAGTCGCTAATGGTTCTTGGCCAAATACATCTTGACGGAATTTGTTTTCAGAGAATGTTCTCAAGTTATCTAATTTGAAATTAACATAAGTCTGATCGTAATCGTTGATAGTACTTGCTGCATGTGCAAGCTCTGAAGCTAATCCAGTTGTCTTTCCCCATTGTCTTCCCCACAGATACTGCTTGAATGGATGAGGGTCCAGGATAGCTTCTCTTATCATTGGCAAGAATGGAAGCCTGTTTCTTTTTCCCTTGATGAATGGTCTGCAATGCAATTCCCATTGCATTCTATCAATTGGAAGTAAGGGAAGCTCTTCAACAATTTCTTTATCAGAATGAAAGTCTAACTGCTTCTTTACAATTGCATCAGCTTTTCTTTTTCTATCTTCCTGAGCCTGGTGATGGGGTCTAACTATGACTTTTTTAGTGACTCCCATGTCACTTCTTCTCTACAAATAAGCTGGAAACATCAACATGTTCTTCCTCACCAAATACTCTTACAGAATCTTCTAGGACGCCTTGTGCTGCTTCATCATACGCAGAGATGTATGGTTGTAATTCTCTGAGTTCATGCAAAGCTTTGAGTCTTTCTATTCTCGTTACTCCAGGCTCTTTCAATAAATCTACAAGTTGTCCTCGTATCATCTCCACATCATTAATGCGATCAATGTGGCGTTCCTTCATGTTTTTGCAGATTTCATAAAGTCGTTCCTTAGTTTGGCTAGTTACTCGGGCTAGAATTTTGTAATATTCATCTCGTCTCATCTCATGACCTTTCTCTTTGAGTTTCTTCAGCGCTTCTTTCTCAGAATAACGCATTGTTTTTGTAAGTACAACTAAAATTTCTGTTGGGTTTAGAGGCATTATCTATTCCTCAGATACGACAGATTGTCGTAAAAGAACTGTATTAGATGGAACTATTCTATTGATGCCACCAGCAATCAGTGTCTTGGCACTTACAATTTTGTTTGATGCATACTGTGCCTAGTTCATCATTGATGTGTTCTATGTCACAGTCACAATCTGCTTCAGTCATTAGTGTTGCCGTCCACTGTTTCTCATTCTAAGGCCACAGACTGGACAGTGTAAACCTTTCCCTCTCCATTCTCCACAAGATTTACACCAGCTTCTTGTTGTATACCACTTCATAATTTTAAATTCCTATTTGTAGCTGTTCTATCCACCATTGATGTGCTACTCTGATGTGTCCTTTGAGCATTTCAATTGGAGCGAGAGTTGAGCAGAATGGACACTTGTATAGTTTAGCCATGGCAATTACATTCACATGGAACTCGATGGCCACTTTTATTGAAGCTGCCTTGACAGCCACGTTTAAAGTTCTGATGAGAGCCATTTCGGCATGTAGTAGACATATTTACTTCTTCTTCCCAAAATATGCTCATATTTCACATTCACTCATCCAGAGTAATCTTCGTTTTACAGGACATCTATGTTTTTCATATACTAGTAAATGACCACAGAATTTGCATCTATTCATGTCACTGATTCAGCAGTTAATTTGTATGATACTGCTTTTCCTTTACCGTGTTTTGGGTATTTTGCATTCTTGCTCACGTCATTGATTCAGCAGTACGATTTCTTATAGTCCTGTTGTCAAAGTGAGTTGATTCTTCGTCTTGGAATATTGTATGCCATCTCTTGTCATTGGGTATCATTTTATCAAGCTGTTTAAGTTCAGCATTTGATGCTCTCCAGTTCATTAGAGCCCCCCATCTCATGTTGGGAATCTTTGGCATGATATCATTGATGTCTTTCATACTACATCTTTCTCTGGAATTTTGAATTTTAATTTTGGAACTTCAATCAGGAACGACTTGCATTTCCAATCATGTTCTATTCCTGCCTTATACTCTCTTTGCTTAGCTTTGTGTTCTTCGCTTTGGCATTGCTTTCCCATATGATAGATGAAAGTTGCAAAGCATCCCATTACTCCCTCACAATATGGACATGGGATTTGATGAAGTAAGCTCATGAATGGTCTCCTGGACATTTGATTTCACTGTCTTTCTCTGTGCCACATTTTGCACACAGCCATACTCCCTTGAGTTTTATTCCACAACAGGCGCAGATGATTGTTGATAGTTTTTCATATTCTATTGGCATTTCAGATCAATCTCAATTGTATGGCACACCAGTAATTAAAACAACAGTCACAAACTTTGTACTCATGAGTTCGACTTAGCAACGGTTTGAGGTCCTCCTTGTTAGTGAGGGTTCTGCATATGTAGCATTGCTGCATCCTGGCCATGTAAATTGTTGAGATGAAAGCTGAAAAGTTGTTTAGTTAAGAAATTTAGGCTCTCTCATCACAGAGATTGATAATGCTGCTCCTGAGCCGAGGAATTATAAAATGGGTTCACTACTTCCCATTTTCAATTCATATAGTATATTGCATAGTTTGATAAAAAAGCTCCTGGAAGAGAAAGTCATGGTCTGACTCTTGATCCAGGAGCCTGGCATTCGCAAAAGCTAACGAATGTGCAGGCAGCACGAACTGCCATGTCTTACGTAATACCAGGTTGTTAAAAAAATAGAGGAAAGAAGAAAACTATGCTGGCACTGGTTTTTCTTCTTGAGGTTGTGATGGTGTCTCAGATGTGGCTGTAGTTGATTCTCCAATAGTTGTTGTTGGCTCTTCTCCTTTCTCATAGGTCATCTTGTAAGTGTCAGGAGTAGTTGTACCACAACCGCTCCATTCACAAGGTTTAGTTCCGTTTTCTATGATGACTTTACCATCTTTTGACTTGGCCAGGCCTGCATCTATAGCTAAGGCAACATGACTTTTGCAAAAATAATCCATGAGAATTGTCTGAAATGTCTAGTTATACAGATTCTAGTTGTGGAATTTTGTCTTTTAGGTTTAGTTTCTCAACTGCAATATCTAGAGCTGATTGTTCGGTTTTCACGCTATATTTGACAGACAGAAATTAATAAGAAGAATGATGCAAAATAACTTAACATAATTGCCTAGAAAACCTGGCAGTTTGTGAATTATGAATCGCACAAATCGCCAGGTTGTCTAAATTGGTAATCTTACAAAGACGTTGTGCTTTTAGAGAATTTACTTGCCCCGGAGTTTTGGAGCCTGGAACATTTTTGCAGGAAGAATGACTTCTTTCTCACATCGGGGACATTCGCATTTTTTTGCTCCAAGTGGTTCGCCTCTCTTGTTTGTGATATCTACAGCAGTCTGCAGGATCACGGCTAGAATGTCATCGAAAAATGGAATGTGGCAATTCCAGCATTTTGATATTGTCTTGGCCTCAAACCACCATTCACAGTGATAACAGAAGCAAAGCCATTCATGTGAATCAGGATGCTCTTTTTCTCTCACTCTTAAGCTTCCACATTCAGGACAGTGTAGTCCATAGTGGCCGTCCACTAGTGCAGCGTCTCTATCATGATGGCCTTTGACATCTTTATGATCAAAAAGTGGTATGACATTTTTTATCAACCCATAAACAATTTTCATGGCCTGCTTTGATGTCATCGCATCAGCAGGATTCTGAACATCTGATTTTGTTTTTCTTTTTTCTTCAGCCTTTTGAATTGCAGCTCGAAGGTTTTTGATTTTCCTGAAAGTTTCTTTGAAAAGTTTTTTGTGTTTACTTGAAAATATTTTCAGGACAGCATTTGAGGTTTGTTCAAAAAAGTCTTTTGATTCCAATGCTTTGTTGGCCCCATGTTGTTTGACTTGTGAAACGTACATGCCAGCAGCATAATTGTTAGTTGCTGCAACTATGGCCATCACAAGTTTTAGTTGTGCATTGATTGGAACACTTTGTCTGTCATCAATTACCTGGGCTGCAAACAATTGTGTAGCCTGGATTCGTAAGTTAGTTTCTTCATACATTAAGCGTTCTTCATGAGATAGTGCAGATAAAATTCTTGATGACTTTGCTTTATTTCTCAGATTGTGTAAAAAATCCATTTGTTGGTTGATGGTGTCAATGAGTGATTTGTTTTCTGTTGCAAAATCAGCGATCGTGTTGGAACTAGTTTGCGTGGTTGAACCTCGCAAATCATTTTCATCATCTTCCTGATGATATCTATTCTTACTCTCGTACTTGTATTTAACACCTAGCACTTCATGGACATAATGCAGTGTACTTTCATGCACTTTGAGTTTTCTCAATTCATCTTTGATGTAAGTTGAGATAGCTCCTACTTCTTTGACGATCGGTTTTAAGTTTAATTGTAATTCAAGTTCGTATCGCCTTTCCAATTGTGTTGCCCAATCAACAATCAAATCTTTTTTTGGAGAATCAGTTGAATAGATGTTACGTAAGACAGAATCCGGTTGATTGATTTGTTGTTTTATCCAGGCTTCCTGGTTTTTTAATTTCTCAAGTTCTTCCTCTGGAGTAATTTTTAGGATTTTTTGGGTCTCTACTTCCAGTTCAGACAATTCTAGGCAATTTTACTGCAATATTTTACATACAAAAATACAGAAACTCTGAAAAAATTGAGCTATTCTTCCGAATTTTTGTGTTTTTCACAGGGAACTTTCAGTTCATCCATTCGCTGCTTGCCGGACTTGGACCATCTTCCATGATAACTTTGGCAGTCAAGAACAGTACATGGTATTATGATCCATTGTCCGTTAGGCATTGACTAGGATATTTTGAGATTAAAAAATAATGATAATAGATTAAAAAAATTGAGTGTTAGCTTAGTTCTCTGATTTCGTAATTATGTGCACATGCATCTGGAAGATGAGGCATTGCTGCAATCATCTCCATCATTCTTTCAATCTTCCAGTATGTTGTATTAAGATAGTTAATTGTCCAGTCACAATGCTTGCAGCCTATCTGGTAGTCTCTTTTTGTATCCTGGATGATGTCTACGTTAGTGGTTTTCATTTAGGAACTACCCACATTTCCTGTGTCATGCCACGTGAATTGGAACTGAATGCCAGGCGCATTATCACATAGTCTTCGTTCTCGATTCTAATAGAATTAGCTACGTTGAGAATTTTGTCTATCTTGTAGTTTTTTGATTTCAGTTTTCTCAGATGGCCTAATCTTACTTTAGTACAGAAATTAACTGTGGTTTTCAAGTGCGCCACCTGAAAAACTTGCCTGCTGCTTCTTCTGTTTTAGGAAATGGAGCGATTGCTCCTTTGTGATATTTTTCCAGATGTGGAAGAAATTTCTGACAGACAGTTCCACAAAACATGCAGTTTAGTCCTGTAGTTTCTTTTCCCATTAGAATCGTGTTCCTCCGCTTGGAGTGTTGAAGTCTTGTGGCACTTCACCTGAACTTTCGCAAGCACTGCAAAGTGGTTCAAGATACTCAGCATTGAATCCTTCTTCAGTAAATTCTGTCATTTTTCCACAGACAGCACATTTCAAATAATGTGTTCTGTGATGATCTTCGTAGTAGCCCATCAGTCTATCTTCACCTTCAAGACTCCTGCTAGTATCTCATTGATGACTGCAGATAAGCTGACAGCCTTTGTGCTTCTCTTGAGTTTTTTGGCTTGTACGTCACGGAGTTTTGCAAAAACTTTGTCATTGAGAACTATTGTTGCTCGTCTCATTATTTCATCAGCTCCTTTTTCATTTTGTCATAGTCAGCAAGAACTTCTGTCATGTCATCTCCTCTGACTTTGATCTCTTTCCGGTTGTCCACTGGTCCTAATGTGACGTGAAGGCTGTACTTCCAATCATCATGGCCTTTGACGATGATGTGCTTGATTACTTCTGGTTCAGAAGCCATCAGTACAACAACTCCTCATCAAAAACATCTGTTGCAACAAAGCAATGAGTTCTTTTGAAATGGTCATACATCATAGATGTTGATTCTGCCTTGTAACCACAACAACCACATATAGATCCCATCAAATTTCACTCTCCAAGTTGTCCAATCGCAATACTGCATTAACTAGATATTCTCTAGCCATGCCGAGATGATTTTCTTTCAAGCATGTTAAAGACTGCTCAATTTGTTCTTGGATAATCTCGGTTTTTTTGACGTTATGGCCGTCACCCATTTGGGTTTCTAATTTGTTTTCCAATACTTTTCCCTAAAGTATGAGGAACATACTACAATAAAAACATATTAGAAGGCCACAGGGAAAAGTATGAAATTCTAGGAACATCAAACTTTTGTGACCATTCTTGCTTTAGGTAAAGTGATCGTTGTTTTTATCTTTTCACTCAATTAATGTCCACACTTCAGGTTTTCCAGATTGCTTGCAAACAGTCCAGATCTTTTTGTGGGATCTTTGCTTGGCATATTCTTTCAGCAGTTCCAGGTGTTTCTTTGATAACTTTGGCTGCTGGATGCTGGAGAATTTTAGTTGAGCTTCGTGTTCCTGGCCATCTTTGTCAGTCCATTCCACATCAGTAGCTCCCAGAGAACCAAAATGCCTCCAAACTTTTTTCATTCCCTGGAGTTTCAACCTGGCATTGAAACGATGTTCATAGTTGTTACCCTTTTGCTTGTTCTTGTGAGTCATGGACCTTCCTACATTTTTTTCGATGATTAGCAAAATTTTCTTTGCCAGTAATTATTTTATGACATACACAAATATAGATTTGAGTCATTTTAGGATGGCCACCACACTATCAAATGGAGCTCCATTCTCTGCAGTTCCAAATCTGACTCTGTCTATTAGAAGTCTGAACTCAACTTTTTTGTGAAAATGCTTGATAAGATATCTCACTGCTGATGCTCTAAATGGTAATAGAAAAACTGCAAGCTCAATCTTTCCTTGGAAAAATAACATACATGTTTTCATGATGAATCTCTCCATGAGCTTTCTATCATATGGAGGATTCTCAAAGACTCTGAGTTTTTTCTTTGGATGCTTTTTGATTATCCATGGCTTCACTAGTGCATTCTCATTGTAGTCTCCAACTATTGGAGGACGTGCAGGATCAAAATTGAAATGAAACTCTGAGTCCAGGTCCTTGAATAATCCAATTGGAGTCCTATGCTTGTAGGTTTTTGAAGAGAAATGAATCCTATCGAATTTACTCTTCTTTTTCTTTTGATTCTTTTTGAGTGCCACCACGCTTTTTGATGACTTTGGCGAGTTCTTCATAGATTTCTTCTGCATCTTCTGTACTTCCTGCATCAGTCACAAAAAAAGATAGTGTGACCTTGGCGTCATCTTGTCCAACATTGGCCAGCATGATATTAGCTTTGTATTCCATAGGGGGTATACCCCCTCTGATGTATATGATCTGCTAGGTAAAGAAAATTTGATCACTCTGGATAAGATTCCTGTATTTTCTTTAATGTGTTGATTGCGTAATCACAGTCCTTTTTGTTCTGGATATGAAATTCTACTTTCAATTAATCACCTCCTAACATTTCCATGAGAATATGCTGATACAGATTTTCTATTTCTTGTTCTGTTGCCTCATGATTTCCCAACAAAGATTGTATCCTAGATTTCAGGCATCCTTCTTGATCACTGTGAGTTCCTTTTCTAGCAAGTTCAAAGCCACGAAGTTGTAAACTGGCATTATTTACTTTCTTGGAAGCACTTCCTCCAGCTTTCATCAAAAAGCATTTTTCAACCAATTCATTTGTTTTTACCAATTTACTTTTTACTTCCAAATATTTTAGCGTCTTTTTTGCATCATCGGATAATTCTCCAACATCAGCAAGAATTTTCTGCTTTGCTTCTTCCAAAAAGTCTTTCTTGATTTTTTCAAGTGGAGCTATTTCATAAGTCATGGCCCCTGGAGACGCTGGAATCTTGGCCATAATCTCAGCAATTAATGTTTGCTTGTCAACAGGATTTGATGAATGATTTTGTTGTGGAATTTTTTGTAATACTTTGGATGCTATAGAATCTTCATCAATGACTGGTGTAGAGGTTTTGATTCCTGTAATATCTACAAAGACTTTGTTTATTTGATCTTGTATGTCTCCTATTTTATTGAAAAAGTCGGTTCTCATATCTATCAACTCTTTGCTGATAAGCTGTTTCAGTCCTTTTACTTCTTCATTGCCAACTCCATCATCATGAGTGGTTTGAATTGCAATTTTACTCTGAACTATTCGTTCTGGAGCATCGATTTCTGTTATTTTTAATTCACCTTTTGCTATCTGTATTGATTTTTCATCATTCAACCAGAAAGGTTGGACGTAGACTTTGGCAGTCAAATCCCTGCTGGCAAATATCATGATGCCAGTTCCTAGTGTCATGATTTCATCTTCTTTTGGTTTACTTTGTTTTGGTAGTGGTATTTGGTCTAAGGTATGTTTCACTTCATTCATTTCAGATTGATATCCAAGTATCCATTCTGAGATTTGCTTCAAAGGAGTTTTGTCAACGCCTGACATATCCTGAGAATCTATCCAGAGATAATTTCCGTTAGTGGCTCCTTGTCTGATGAATTCCTCTACAACCATTTTGCATGGATTTCCTCTTTTCTGTGGAATGAATTTCCAAGCTTCTGGAATTACCACAATGACGCCTTTGTGATTATGTAGTACTTCTTCAAGAACACTGCTGATGATTAGACTCTGCACTTCTGCGTCTCTGCTGAATCTTTCCAGGTCAACTATGTTGAGACCATTGACAAGTTCAAGAGTGTTTGAAAATTGTATTGTCTGCAATTTTGGCAACACAATCTCAAGATATGCTTGCAGATTAGTTAGCAACATGCTTTCGAATGTGTTTATTTTTTCTAGCAGTCTGTTGTCTACCACTTTTTTAAATTCTAATAATGATTTTCCGCTCGTCATTTTTGAGAGTTTGATTATGACAGCTCTATCTAGCTTGCCAACTTTCTCTTTCATTGTAGCCTCAATCAAACTCTCGATGTATTGCCAGTCACTTTTTTCTTTGAAATATGGAGGAATGACAGTTCCATCCAGGAAACTTTTTTCACCAATTTTAGTTCTAAACACAATTGCCTTTGAACCACTCCGTTTGATTAGAGACTCTAACGTTGTGGTTTTGCCTGCTTTCTGGCTTAATCCGGTAACGATGAGATGTGATGGTGATATCTGGATCTCTTTTCCAGTATCAATTTCATAGCCTAAACGAATCTTGCTCGGTTTCACAACTTTTTCAATCAATATATTATTATAATAATATATCCGTCAAAATAGTTGTGAAACATACTATAGAACAGATATCTAAAATTAACACTCAAGGACCAGCTCTTCATGTCAATATTCCGAAAAAATTTCACCAGGAACTGAAGGACAAAGGCCTTCTTGGAAAGGATCTCAACATCACAATTATTTTTGAAGATTAGTTTCTTCTTACATATTTAACAAATAGAATTGGATGATTGATTCCAGGTCTCCAGGACACATTAATCGTTTCAGGATAACAAGTTTTAGCTCCATACAACCAAGGAGAAATAATGTAAACTATTGGAGCCACTCTAAGCAAGTGTTTGATAGTTTTTGCAGCGTTCCAACGCCATGCACCAATCCAAGGAATGTCAGCAAATGCTGCAGCAAATTGGTCATTCTTAAATGGTAATTCTTCTAGTACATCACAGACAACATCAGGATTGACTTCTGGCCTTATGTCGATATTTGTATCTCCAAAGTGATCTTCTGCACAGCAAGCATGCAATAATGGTTTTTCAGATATCTGATGTTCTATCTTTCCACCTTTGACGCTAACAGTATTAGCAACTAACCATTTTGTCAAGAAAGATTGAACCTTCCTGCTCTTGCAACTAGCTTTTCACCTTTGGCCATTTTGTCAAAGTACAATGCAGCTTCATCCATGTTTCTCCAGAATCTTGGATAGTGTTTGCACATTCCTTTGAGAACTACCTCGGCCTGAAGAAAAGTTTCATTCAGCGATTCCTGCTTGTCTTTGAAAACAAATACAAATGCAGTCTCCTTTGTTTTTCCTGATTCCTCCAATGAGAGTTGCATCTCTCCTGATTCTACATTCATTCCAAATGTCTTCAAAGTTTTTTTGTAAATCTCAATTACTGTCATGGCCATCTCTTTTGTGACAGTCTTCTGGAAGTGAAGTTTCGCATATGCAATACATATCCTTCCAATAGCTTCAAAGAATCTCTTGTCAATTCTGAATGAGCCTTCATCCTGTGGAAGTGATTTCATCATCATGTGAAAATCTGTGATCAATTTCTCTGCTTCTTTGGACATCTTTGGAGTGAATGATCTTGCGAGGTTGAACAGCACCATGAGTTCACGTGGCTGTAGCAATGCATTTGTGTCAACATATTTCTCCACTCCAATCTCTCTGATCAAGGAAATGTGATTCAGTATGTTTCTCTCTTCTACTGTGTTGTCGCTATCCTGGAGAAGAATTTTCAAATCAAATCTTGCAATCAATGGTCCTGGCATATGGATATTGTCCACAATGGATTTGGATTTGTTGTAGTAATATCCACGTGGATTGGCTCCAGCCTGGATTGCGGTTTCCGCAACTAGTAGAACATCGAATCCACCTTTATTGTAGTGAATTGTGCCAGATTCCATAGCTTCGAAGACCTTTCCCAGATCCTCATCTTCAAGCTGGTTCAGTTCATCTATTGCTGCGCATCCTCCAGTACAGTTTGGAATCAGACCAGCTCGTGGCATCTTCATTCTGTTTGGCAGTGTGTCCATTGCTACAGTGATACCAGAACCTGATGCGGTCCCACCTACTGCAAAGCCAGACTTTTGAACAACTAGTGGCATGAATTCTAGCATCTTTGATTTTGCTGTGCTAGGATCTCCTACCAGAAAAGCGTGAATGTATCCTCTGAGTCTGCCTGCTTTGTTTCCTCCAAGGATTGAAAGAATCAGACAAAGCTTTGCAAGTTCTGTTCCACCATATCTTACTTCAGGAGCATACGAATCAACTATCTTTGAAACATAGTTATCCTGTTTGGACATGGCCATAAATTTTTCCATCTCTTCATCTGTTGGTTGAATCTCATCCATTTCCCCTAGGCTATGGACCGAGATTGCGTGGATCATGATGCGGTTAGTTGGTTTTCCTTTTTGTGGTTCGGATCTGAAGATTGCAATTATCTTTTTTCGTTGGCCAATGAATGTTGCAACTACATCATCATCTTTGATAATACATGGAAAAATTTTTGGAGCAGAGTGTTTTGCTTCTTCTAGTGGTTCCTGAATCATTATTGTTTTGATTGGTCCAGTTTTCAAAGTCTCTCTTCTGACCATCATTAGGGTTCCTTTGAGTGTGCAGCTATCAGTAGTACAACGTGGAACAATGCTCAAGTCAAAAACTTCTTTGCCATGATGACATTCAGGACAAGCACAATATGCTGATTTGGTATATGTCTCTTCATTGAATGCTCCAATTACTTGGACGTTCACAGATACTGGAATTCCTTCATACTCTGCATTCCAATCCTGCATCTTAATTTCGTTTGAATCAGAAATTTGTACTGTGAAATTTTTCACCAGGGAATCACGTAATCTCTCTCCTCCCCATCCACAGATGAGTTGGATACAGGCTATCTTAGTTTGCGTGATGATTTGTTCAGCATCTTCCAGGAACCATTCAAAAATTAGGTCCTGACCCATTGGATTGAAAAGGAACGTTCCGCTTGGTCTAGCTGTAAATTTGTAAAGTATGTCACGAAGTTCTTTGTTGTCTTTCAAAAAATTGTAGATAACATCACGTTTAGCTGATTCAGTGTATTCGTTGGCTTCTACTTTGCTCAAACAATCAGCTCTTCTTAACGTCAAACACGAGTTGCTGAATCTTCTTATCCTGGAGATTCGTTGCGATGAAGATTATTGTACTGAGCTCTTTCTCTGTCATTGTCTCCATGGTTTTTTCTAGATTATTCTCCTGGAATAGAAACGTGATCTTCTCTTCAAACTCTTTCTTCTTTTTAGGATCACTCTGAATTTCTAACAAGCTTTCAACTTGCATTCCAAGAGAAACTAAAGAACGGATTGCCTCTGATCTATCTCGATATTTTAGACCAGCTCCACATTTTTCATCAAGTTTCTTAAGCATTGATTCTGGCATCCTAACAGTAATGCTTCCTAAATACAGTCTGTCATAATCGCGTTTCATGCTTTTCCCATAAAGGATTTAAAAAATTTGTTATTATCTCTTTTAGAATTTATAATTTAACTAACTTGATCAGATTCGTTTAGCTGTGTCTTACGTAATACAAATTCAAAGGTTCCATCTGGTATCTCTTTGCTGAGTGGTAACTTTTCACCAATCTGATCTATGATTTCACCATACACTTTGGATAATTCTTCAAGTTTCCATTTCTTGGATTCCTTGAATAGAATAGGCGCTTTTGAATGATGGATTACAAGTGTGTTCCATCCATTGTGTTCCAGGAGCAGTCTTCTAATTCTGTCTCTTCTCACATACTTTTTTTCATCGTGATATGGACCATGAAGTTCTATGACTGTTTTAAGATGTCCCAATCTTACAGCGATGTCTACATTGAATTCAATGTCTGGACCATCAGGATCGTTTAGTGTTAATTTTTTCTGTGGTATGACATGAGCGTAAGCAGGCAATCCCACTTCAATAAGATTGACAGCAAGTTTCTCTTCTGGACGGTTCTTTGTTCTACCGTTTTCTCTCATTTGTTTTTTAGCTATGCTTCTGGTTCGGTTTACTTTCACACTGCATCCTGATGAAGCTTGAATTTAAAATGGTCATCATAAACTTTCTTTGAGTTAGTAACGAAATTGCAGACATGGCAGACATATTTGGAGATGCTATTTCCGCTCATTTTCTTTTTGAGTTAATTGACAACAAAATACCTCTGATATGGTGATACTTCATGACATTCTGAGCACTTTAACAATCTGAAATCTTTAGCATTAAATTCATATAATTTACTATTAGGTTTTCCACATTTAGGACAAACTGCTCGTTGTCTTTGCTTAGATAATCTCATCATGATGTTGGAGTAATCACAGGAAATGGAACATAATCAACTGTAACAAGAAGATTTACTGGTGAATTAACTGATACAATCTCTCCTGTAAAGAAATAGTCATCAAAACCAGTCTTGGCTTTTGTTTTTCCTTCTATATTAGTTCCAATTATAAAGTCAGTTACAGGATCAAAGCTTCTTAATCCTAGTGTTGTAACTCCGCCTGAAATTGTAACTGTATATGATATTATCTTATTTATTAGATTAGCTGGATCTCCTCTTATCTCTAAATGTTTTCCTGCTGGAGGAGATGGTTCAACTATTGTTACAGGAAATGGAATACCGTCAACTGTAGCTACAAGATTTACAGATGAGTTAATTGATTCAAGTGTACCTGTAAAAAAGTAATCATCTGTACTTATACCTATTCCTGGAGTTATTCCAGAATATATCCTAGCTGTGATATTAGTTCCAACTATCAAATCTGAAACAGGACTAGCTTCTGGTCCTATTCTTGTTACCCCTCCTGCTATTGTAACACTATATGCTATAGTTCTATTATCGTTTGCTGGATCTCCTTTTATGATTAAATGTTTTTCTGTTGGTGTGGGTGGGGGTGGAATAGTCACAGGTATTGAAACACCGTCTAAGGTTACTGATAAATCAACAGGTGCTTCTACTGAAACTATGTCACCAATAACAAAGTAATTATCAATACCTACTTGTGGATTTATTTTACCGTATAATGTCCTACCATCATCCGATATTACATCAGCAGGATTTGCAGCCGAACCTTTTCTTATACTTCCTGTTACAACAACTTTATAGTTGATTGTGTCATTATCTGGATTGGTTGCAAGTCCTTTTACGACTAAGGACTTTTCTAGGTCCTCTACTTGCTTTTTTATTATTATAGGATCAGGTATAGTGAATGTTACTTTTATTATTCCATCAAGATCAGCTATAGTGAATGTTCCAGCTTCTAATTGAATTTCTTCAACCATACTTAAACTGAGGATTTGCTTAGTTAAAGACATTTTCCTTAATCATGTAAGCCAAGTTGGCTTTTCACAAAAATTGACATTACATCATTCACCTATTGTAAAGAAGCCTTTTGGTCTTTGAATTATTATACCCCAACAATTTTTCCCATCTTGACAATTTTCCATATAGAATTTTTGTGCCTCAGACTTGGATTCAAACTCTGTAATATCATCTAATTTTGGATAGTGATTAATTATAAACCAACTTTGTTGGTCTTTTGTCAATGATGCCACCTTTCAACAGAGGTTTCGTGAATCCTACACCATGAATAATGATTAATGTTAGTACACCCACAATCAGGACAGCATTTCGTTATTCGTTTACTTTTATCTTGAGAAGATAAATTCATTTCAAATCCCCAATGTTTGTATATTTTGCTTTCTTAAGAATATCTATCATCTTTTCCATTTCTACATATGGTTTGATGTATTTTAGGACCATCTCTTCTGTCACTTTCCTGACATTAATCTCATCGATGCGTCTTAGAATCTCTTCTTGTGGGACATTTGGTAGAACTTCAGGTATCATTTTCTCCTGGATATACATTCGTTTCATGATGGCCTGTTCTGGTTTTGGCGCAGCTTGTGCAGACATCTGCAAGCAGTCCAGGAATCCCATCTTCAAATAGAATTCTTCCATTGGAGTCATTTTCTTCTGAATCCTCCCAAAATTTCAATAATATCATTATGAAATAAAGTCACTTCAAAGTTCAAAGTAAAAGTTCGTTTTGCCTCAAGTTTCATATTTTTTATTTCATTTAATATTGCTTTTGAATTTTTATCTGCTGTCATGAAGACTAGATTTTTAGCTCTTTCTGCAATTTCTTTTGCTAATTTATCAAAGTCAGAATCACAAAGTTCTCCAACTTTCATTCCTGGTGTAAAGACCTTTGGAGTCATTTATTGAACTCCTTTTGGAAGTAGTGTTTTTCACAAAGGCATTTTGTTCTTTTAATTTTAAAAAATCCAAATAAAAAATATATGTCGATGTATTCTACTATCCCTTCATCCCCACAGATAGAGCAAGTATCTTTTTTCAATTCGGATCACTGATTCCTGCATCTGAAAGAATGAATGTTGCCTCATCGTTGGCCTGATAAGGTGACTTTGTGATTATGGCCTTTCTTTTCTTTCCAGATTTTTTTAGCTTTATGTGATAAGTGACTGTGTGGGCCAGAATGTTTCCACCATAGAAAACATCAGGGTCTCTTCCATAATCCTCTTCAGGTCTGTGATAGATTTGATTTATGATGACTATTGGAATCTTATAATTCTCAGAAATTATTTTGAGATTACGTAGCATCTCGTTTAGTATTTCTGATTTTGCTTTCATATTTCCACGTCCGATGTATTCTCCTCTGGCAGTAGCTACCATTGAATCGATGAGTACAAGCTTTATGTTGACATGTTCCATGACTTGCAAGAGATTTTGCACTCTGAGAAATAATTGGTAAGTGTCAGTGACCTCTTGAATTTCTATATGATTGAGAAAATCCTTACCTTCCTTTTCCTGTTTTGCCACTAACATGTTATACTCTTTTTGCTCTTCTATGTCAAGTTCTTTGTATGCAAGAAGCTTGTCTCTAATCTTGGCTGGAATTTTAGTTGGGATTATCCCTTTTCCTGCCATGATTGAGAGAAACCTTTCTGATCTTGTGGTTTTTTCTGAATCAATAATCAATACAATTGGAGGAGGTTTGTCTTTCTCTGCAAATCCTCCCTGTTCTCGTGGCAGTTGAGCTTGGATTGCAAGATTATGAACCATCTGAGTCTTCCCTGAACCAAACTCTCCATAGAATTGTGTCATTGCTCCGCATTCAATTCCACCATCAAGAAGCTTGTCAAAATTATTACAACCAATCTTTAACCGTTTGACGAGCTTTCTTCGTTTCAATAATTCCAGAGCTGTAAGTTCTTGTTTTTCCAGGATACCTGCTTTTTTGAGTTTATTTTTGATATAGTGTAATACAATTCCTGCTTCTTCTCTGTCCATATCACAGACTTCTTTTAGAAACGTTGGAGATTTGCAAGCTACTTGTAGAGCCGTAGTGTATCCTTCTTCTTCCAGTGCCTTGATTTTGATTGGTCCTAACTTTGGAACATCATCCAGAGAAAGTGGATCAATCTTCTTATCAGGTTTCTTATCACTTTGATGAATTGTCACTTTCTCAGATTTTCTGATTATTTTGGCCAATTAATCACCAAAAAAATTAAGATGTTGGTTGGAATTTTTGTTCCTTCCAAATCAGTTTGCGTTTTGTTTCATCTAATATTCTCTGGCATCTTGTACAATGTTTTCCATCTTCATCTAGTGTGACTTTATCAGTAGGACAAACACAGATTGTAACCCCTTGTTGTGTAGAAGGAACAGTTTTTGTTGGAGATGGATTAAATTTTTCTTCTCCTTCCTTTTTCATTGGTCCAGGAGAATCTTCAACTTCTTCAGCTGAAACATCTCCTACCATATACCATGCTGCAGATGCTCTACCAACTGCTCTGGTTTCTGCCATGCCATAACAATTTGATTCCAGGCTGGCATAATCTTCTCCATGATGTTTTGATTTCATTTCCAAGCTTGAACATTCTGCACTTCTTGAAACACTCCGTCCACCTTTTACAGCTTCAACTACTACAATGATGGCATACTCTCCATCAGGAAGTTCAATTCTCCAGGATTGAGTTGGTTGAGTTTTTACATTAAAGTATCCATTGATCACATTCCATCCTGATTTTTTGATGAAATCCTTTCCCTGAATTACTGCCATGTCAACTTTAGGATCTAAAAGCTTTGGAAGAGCTGCTCTGAAAATTTTGATGTTTTCTTGAACTAGTTCAGGTTTTGCAAATACTGCCTCTAGTGGGCCAACAAGTACAACTTCAGTTGCTTCATTTTCACTCATTAAAGATAATGCAACTATAATATTATAATAATATATTGATTGAAGAAACACTATTTACTACTACACTACTACTACTAAGCTTAACCTTGTAGCTAGTAATAGTAGTGTCTTACGTAAGATCTATTACTGTAGATGTAATACAAAGTAATTCTTTGTAGTTTTTTTCTATCCTTTAGCGATCAAGAGGAACCTCTATTTTTCAACACCAGGCTTGGAGTTTGCGATCAGCGAAAATCAGAGGCCCGGAATCTTCTCATAGCAAAATAATCAATAATTCGTTGGCTGATTGTTCTAGCATCATATCTATCCTGGATTCTTGAAACAGTATTTGGACCGAGTTTCCATTTTTTTCTTCCAAGATTGAAAGATGGATACATGATTTCAGTGTTCACTGAACTTGAAAGTGTGTCATGTCTAAGACCTAACAAGTGACCAATCTCATGAATTGAAATTGGAACCATTGGAGCACGTGCTAGATCCTGCCATTTACTTGCAGCTACCCAATCCCAAAAATCATTGAAGTGGCAATTGCCAGAGGCAGCTCCCTGACCAGGGAAAAAAGCGTGTGCAAATATTCCCTTTTTGTTATCAAAGTGGGCTAAGTCTTTGAATTCAAAATTTAAATCAACTTTGGTGTCTGGATTTCTTTCTCGTCTGAACCAGATTTTTTTAATTCTCCATCTCCAGGCTCTCAATGAAACAACGATTGCACGTGTCTGCCATTTCTCTGCAAAGTCTTCAGAAAAATTATTTAATCGATAACTCAATTCACCATCTGGCCAGTTCTTGGACATTGGCCATTCGTCAATTCCTTCTATGTTCTCTTTGAATTCAATTTTTTGATTAGCTTTGCTGACTATAGCTTCACAATGAATTCCTGGTTCCATAGAAAAAAAGAAAGAGGAGTTGATAATAGGAACTACTTCTCAGCTAACCAGACTTCATCTGTAGCTGCTACTGCTGTAGCTTGGTTCTTGGCAGTCAATTGCTGACTAACTAGAACCACTGCTACCATAGCTATTCCAATGATGACGCCTGTGAACTGGCCTAAATCAATGGTTCCGGAGAATGTGATTGTTGCCTGGTCTGCATTCATTGCAACTGCCATTCCTATGGCAAAGACAATGAACACTAGAGCTATGGCAAAGAGAAGAATGATGAGAGACCATTCTTTGATGTTGAATCCGGCTAGGTTTATTTTTGGCTGTGTCTCAGTTGACATTAGCTCTACTGAAAAATGCTTTGTAAAAAAGAGTAAGGTCTAATCTTCTGCATCTGAAACATTAGGTAATGGAAGATCAGGATTTGGATAGAAGTTCAATCGATTGTATTTGTCAATATGATCTCGCATAGTGTATGGACACATTGATATTTCCTCTTCCATTAATCCCCAGGCATGTTGGATTTCATGCCATAGAGTATTGCAACCAAGAACCTGGTAAAAGTTTATTGCGTGTTTTTCAATGTAGATTGTTTTGAGTCCTTGGTCAGTGAATCCGACAATATTATCTTCTTCCCAATGTGGTTTTATTTTGCCGTAAATTTCTTCAGGAGTATCTTGCAGTGAACCAATTAAAGTGATTTGCCAGCCACAATCATAACTGTCTCCGGCTGGAATGCATAATGGAATAATTAAAAAAAAGAGAAAGTCTATCATTTGATAGTGATTTCCACACAGTCTTTTGGTCCTCCTAGCGTATCGAATAAGAGTCTGTATTTTCCTATTATCTCATTCTCATCTGTAATCCAGACTTTTGTCCAGGAACCATCAGAGCCAGCGAAGAATGATGAATCTTCAATTATCTCAGAGGTTGCTATACTAAGAACGTCCATCCGGGTATTCCCGGATTCAGTAGTTTTTCCAGTGATGTAGACAATGCTCCCACGAAGGAAATCATCTTTGATATCATTAGGATTTGCTGAACTAGTTAGCAAATTCATGTCGCCAGTTCTGCATCCAGTTACAGGAACATCTTTGTTCTTTGGAGATGTTTGTATTCCTTCAAGTACAGCAATCTGACGAGTCTGATCAACATTAGTTGCCTTGTTAGCTACTCCGGTTTTATTCACTGCGATGATATCTGCAGTATTATTGCCTGCAATATTTATCAAATCGTTGTTCACTATGAGTTGAGCTTTTTTGAAGTCGGTTAGAAAGGCGATGTTGTCTTTGTTTGCTTGTACTTGTGGGTCATCACCAGAAGAATCTAAAGCAAATCCAATCGATACTGCGATTGCTATCAATGCCATAAACATTCCAGTTATAGAAAAAATATTGGGGGAGTCCATTATGAAACCTCACAATGGGCTAACCAGTTTGGGAGTTGTGCAGTTTCGTCGCCTGCTTTGATTCGTTCGACTAGAGCTGAGTATTGGTTCAAGTATTTCTCACACACGAGTTTCTGAATCTCAGTATAATTCTCTTCCGCAGAAATCGAACTTGAGATCAATTCGTTATAGTCTTTTAGAGGACACATTGTCTTGCCAAGTTGCGTCAAACATTCTGCTCCTTCGGTGTATCCGCCTTGATTGATTCCTTCAAACTCTTTGACACAGAGTCCTCGCTGTTTGCCCTCTATCGAGCACATGAATCGTTCTATATCTTCGATTTCATCTAGGAAATCTTGTTCAGTTAATGGATCAGTAAATGACGAATCAGTTTCATCCAATACTTTTGAGTATGCTGGATTGTCTCGTTCAGCAAGATACTTGTCTCTGTACTCAGGAGATTTTGAGATGTATGATTCATTCCATGTTCGGCATTCCTCAGTCCATAGTATGAGTTGTCTTTCCTGTCCACCGAGAGGCAAACTCTTGAAGTAAATCATTTTTTCAAGGACCAATCTTTCACGATATTCTGTGAAGATTGAACTGCCTTCAATTCCTAAGATACAAGTCAAGGCTTCTTTTACTATCTTCTCTTGTTCAGCACGTTTCTCATCAAGTCTTGCCATTGATTCTTCGGATATTCCTAGCTCTTCCGCTGGAGTTGGTTCTGGTTCAGGATCTAATATCTTCTCAGCACCTTGCTTCAAAGTCACAACTGTTGAGCCAATGATGCTATCATTGTTATCAACTGTCTGGACTGTGATAGTGTCAGGCACTTCAATTAGATTGTCATAATGAAATGTACTTGTGTGAACCACTATGATGTCAATTCCTCCATTGTCTGTTGGCTTGAAGACCACATCTACCCAATGATCAACTAGATTATCAGGATCGAATGGCATTTTGAATTCGTCAGCATATGCAAAACTCATACCAATCAGAATTATGAAGAACGCAACAATCGGAAATAGCATTTTTTTCATGCTAGTCTTTCCTCCGCTACTTCCTGGATAGTCATTTCTCTGTCGGTTGCCTCTTTTTTTAACTCTTTGTGTATTTTGTTACTTATTCGTATTTGTTTTGTCATTATGTGCATTTGTAAAAATGCAAGTTTTATCATATGCGATAAATAACATTATAGTATTTTGTCAAACTATTCTTCTTCTTCATCAGAACAAATTGGAACGCATTTCTTGTCTAGGAAATGTAAGATCTTACTAAGAATGCTTTCTTGACCATTCATCTAACATCTTTCCTGCAGCAATCATCGTTATAACCGTAGCAGTTCCTAGTGCGATATACAAACTCAGCAGAAATTCTTGTGTAAGAGCAAATGAGGTCAATATAGGTGTTCCAAAGCTGATTAAAAAATTCCCAATGAGCCTCGCGTACTGTTTTTTCCAACTCCATTTCTTCTCCGGATTGCTCATTCACTTATTTGAAGTGAATTTATGAAAAGAAAAGAACTACCTTCTTCTTTTCTTAGATTTGACTACTTTCTTTGCTTCACGTTCAGCCTGGCGTCTCTCCTTTCTGTTTTTTGGTTTTCGTTTTTTTGGAGGAGTGGAATCGATGTGATGGAGTTTGCAAAGTTTCTGGAGTCTTGTTATCTCTTCCTTTGTGGATTTGATTTCTGTACTCAGTGTTTGGTTTAATGTATTATATCGTCCAAAAATATTGAACAGTTGATCAAGAATACGTTGCTCTTCTTTGTCTGCATTGCCTTTGATGAGAATCATCTTGTTTTGCAGCATCTGCATCATTTGATCTGGACCAACGATCTGTCCTCGAGCTTTCATTTTTTCTATTTGTTCTTCAGTAAGTGTTTCCTCTTTTGGCTCTGGCTCAGGTTTTGACATGATTCAGGAAAAAAATTTAGAAATAAAAATTAGAGTGTTCAGGAATTTAAGCTAGTAACGTATCTGCTTCAGCTATCCAATGATCATAGATTTCTTGTCTTCTGACAGCTACCATTTTTTTGCCTGCTTCATCATCCATGATATCTACAGGAACCTTGATGTCTTTAGTACGATCATCTGGAAAGTTAGGATCTGATTCTAGTGTTTCTCTTTGAAGTATGTCAAAAAGATGGCTATATGCAGTTCTTATCTGGCCCATCTTTGTCCTAAGCTCCCGTTCTTTAGTTTCCAAGGAAGTAATGTGAGATTGAATGTTATCATTATCTATTGGCATGATTTCACCTAGATTAGACACCTAAAAGGATTACCCTAATAATCCAAGATATCTAAGATCAAACATTAACAATGCAACAACAACACGAGTTTCACCATACATTATTCTTGCTAACGAAGTCTTGTAATACATTATAATTAAGTCAACAGTCCTACATCGATTAAATCTTGTATTAGAGTTCCTAGTGTTTCACGAACACCATCAAGAAGTTCATTTGCAACGTCAAGGGTTCTATCAGTTGTTGGATTTGAAATTGTATAGTTTGGTGCTGATTGTGGGGTTGCGCCACGAAATGCTAGATTAATATTTCCACTGGAATTGCCATCACCTTGAATAACATTTTTTAAACTACCATTTGCTATAACTTGCACGAACCATGAGGCTTCCTCCCCATTATTCGTAGCATCTAATACATCTACTTGTTCTCGGGCAAAATCTGTTACCACTGCACTTGCATTATCTTGTTCATAAAAGATCTGGGCTATTGAATGGTTACTTGCTGCGTTCGCTTGATTTTTGAATACCATTATAACAGGACTTTGAACTGCTGCAACATTATGTTCAAGTATCAAACGACTGACTCTATTAGCTCCTATGATAAAATTATCAAAAGTCAAAATTCTATCGTTTGAATTTCCCTCGATTACCTTGAATGAATCGTTAGATGATGTTTCGATTTCAATTCCAGTAGATAAACCTCGAATTTGATGATTGTCAGTGAATCCAAGTTCATTAAGACCTAAAACATCGTTGTCAGCCATTATAATATCGGCTGCACTCATTGTTAGATTTGCAGAGAATGTTTTTGCGCCTGAAAATGTCTGTGTTCCTTGTAGCAAAGCAAATGTGCCTGTTATATCAGGAAGTGACCATGTTCTGACTGCCGAAGTTGTTAGAACATTAATCAAACTTGTTCCACTGGTTAGGCCTGCTAATGTAAATTGTAAAATCTTAGCTGGCGTTACATCATCGTGAATATCGAATACATCATCTGCGAATGAACTTCCACTACCAGCAAGTAGATTTGTTTCAGTTCCTAATTCATCACGATAAAATAATTCGGAATGAGTTGTTGCTACATCTTTTGTATATAATCTTCCGAAATTGGCTGATGGATCTCCTGGTGTTGTAATTTCACCAATATCCATAAAACCGACTGCACCTGACGCTTGGAGAGTTAGATTTTTTCCTGCTGCTAAAGTAACATCACCAGTAAATGTCGCTACTCCATTCTCATCAATTCTTAGTCTTTCAACATTACCACCATTTAGTGTAACTTTAAGAATAAAGTCACTGTCATTTGTACCACTACCTCTTACAAAACCCATTTCTCCTAAGATTTGATTTGTTTGGATTGAATCGGTATATCTGAAACTAATTATAGGACCTCCACCTGTCTGAACATCTCCAGTGGTTTCTAAGTCAAGCATGAAAGATGTTCTTCCTACACTTTGATTTCCTGTCATAACTCTTGTATTTACAAGACCATCAAGATCAGAATGACGAATATCTAAAACATCGCTACCAATCTCAATGTTTCTATTTCCTGTAAGGTCAATGTTTGCACCAAGCTGTATATCTGCATTGAATGTTTGTTCAGCTGTCCATGTTTGTGCTAGATTTAGTTGAGCTATTGTTCCAGATGTTGATGAGAATGTATGGGTACGAGAACCGCCAGCAGCCCATGAAAGAAGGTTTGCAGCCAGTGGATTCTGTAAAGATAGATTGAACGTGAGTGTTTTCGTGTTATCTAAATTATCTTGAATAATTACTTGGTTGTCATCAAATGGAGGTGCGCCACTGCCAATATCTGACATATTGCGAAGGACCCCACCTGAAAATACTTTTACATCTCCACCAGTGACGTGTCGGATGATGCCGTCAATAGCTGGATTGATTGCTGTTGGTTGTAGTGTAAGTTGTAATTGTGCATTCAGAGTATCAACTTGAATTTCGTTGGTTGTTCCACCAAAAGTAAAGAGGATATCATTTCCACCAGCCCAAAAGAATCGATATAAATCGCCTGCTACTGGAACGTTGAATTCAAAGTCTCCTGCATTGTTTCTGGCCATTAGGGAACCAGTCAGCAATGATCCTCCTGATACGAGCATCAGACGTCTCAGGAATGAAGCATCATATGGAGTTACAGATGAACCGATATCAGTATTGGAAGTTGTAAACTCAATATCAAAATCTACTGGAGAGTAGAGATAGGTTCCAGTAGTGACAACTCCGACAGTACTTTTTCTCTTAAAGGCTGCTCTTGGAGGATCTGAACTAGTATCAATATAGTAATTCAAAGCATCATTATCAATATCCGCATCCGGAGGAACAGCTCTGGCATCTCCTGCAAATTGGCCATCAGATATTGTCAGGATGCCATTTGCGCCAGATACGATTCCAGCAATTGGTCTGGTTCCATCATGTAACCAGGAAAAGAAAGTAACTCCTCCAGCTGTTACATTGATTCTATCTGCAGTTGCAGTGTCATCTGAGATGAAAGTGTCAGAATCTTCTGCTGCATCAAAAATGATCTTGAATGGAGTTGCATCATCTCTTCCAATGATATTTGTAACATCAGTCAAATCAAGATCATTCAAGCTCACACCAGTTACTGTGATGCTGATAACTCCGGTAGCTCCAATATCCAGATTTATCTGAGTTGGACTGGCAAATGTAGCTGCTCCTCCGGTTCCTGATAGTTGTGTGAGTGTAAGTGATTGATCAGGATTTACTGCGTGCTGAGCTCTGAGTCGTAAAGTGATAAGACCGTTATTATTTTCAGTGATATCAACAAAGTCATTTGTATCAACTTTGACTTCGATATCTCCAGTATTAGCAAAATTTCTGAATGCAGCAGCAATTGTATTATTTTTGAAACGTAAATCTCCAACTGCTGGAAGATTACCAGAACCAAATTCAAAGAATTGTTGAGCTATCCATGCCTTTCCAATGTTATCCCATTCTAGATGATCATTCTCTACGGTTCCATCTGGAACATCTCCGACTCCGACTAGAGCTCCATCCATGAAAGCCCATTCATTGTTTACTGCATCATAGATGACAGTGACATTTTGTTCTCCAACTACAAAAAAGTCTACTCCACCAGGGGTTCGAATGTCTTCATCTCCTCCACCTTTTGCAAGATTTTTGATTGTTAATACTTGGCCAACAATTCCTTGAATTACCACAATTGAGCCAGGTTGCTTTTCACTGAGAATCTGATCAAGGTCATCACTGGCTCCTCCTTCCCCATTCACAATCAATCTACTTGTGAAAGCATCTGCAACCAGTCTAGCATCTATAACACCGGATGCAATTGTGACAAGTATTGGATGGAGGCCCAACTGACCAATCATAAAGTCTCCTTCTCTTCTCAGAAAGTTTCCACCCTCTGTTGGAGCGTTAGATATTCCTGCGCTTTGAGCTCCAGCAGAGCCAACAATTGAAGTATTATTAAAAATCTTTAGTGATTGTATGAATTGTTCTTCATCCTTGATGAGAGCTCTTTGAATTCTGGCTGACTCACTTGAAAGTGGTCGTACACCTGCGGAAGTGGCTATGTTGGATACAACCTCCTGACAATTCTAACGAATTTTTTTAGTCCGCCAGGACCATTCTTTGGTTTAGACAATGAGAATGTGATTCCATCTGCAACTCCTTTGAAAGTATTTGCAATTGAATCATCTGCATCATCAATTGATTCCGCATCAGTAAGAAAGACCGGATCTCCAAACTGAACAGGAATTCCGTTGGCCACTTCCAGGGTAATTGAACGTCTGTCAAAGTTCACAAATTTTGCTAATCCCAGGATGAAATTTTTGAGTTGAGCATAATTTGCAATTGATGCTTTCTGATATTTCTGAGGTTCTATGTTTACATCTGGTTTTGCATTTGGTTCATCTACATTAGTGGCCACCAGGGGTTTTGCCCATCGCCATGCATCAATTGACATCTTCATCTCTGATTTGGTTAGGAATCTGGAACGCAATCCAAGATAACGTCCCTGGTTATCAAATGAGTCTCTTGTATAGATACAACCCCATAGAAATTCTGTAGGATCAAAGGCCACTATTCCGGAAGGTTCCTGTGCTGCCAAAAATGCAGAGGTTCCTGGAACTCCCTGGTATGGTTTTAGTTTTGAAAGTAGACCTTCTAATGGCAATACCTTGGAATTTCTGCTGTGAGTGTATTCTATTATCATTGTGTTGTCATTTCTGTCAGACAATGAAATTCCAATTTTGAAATCACCATCAAGTTGATCAAAAAATCCTAAGACTGAGTCATTGATTGAAAGTTTCATCCATGCAAGAATAGCTTGTAGTGGATAGTAATCCTCAACTCCTGGTCCAAACCATTCTGATTTGAGAAGATGTGTCAAATCCATATTGTTCAAATCCATAGTTGGATGCTTAATTTTCTCTCCAATTGTAACTGCTCCGAATGGTATTGCGTTAGACGTGAATGGATGCATAGCATGAAAATTCAATCCGACAAAGAATGGAAAGGTCCTGGTTGTGTCCAATGGCGCTGACTTGATGAAGACTGCTGATGTAGTAGAGTCAAGTTCTTCAATTATTTTTTCATTGCCCATATCAACTCTCGAATTTCCGGAATCCCATTTGACAGAATGAACACATTCAAACTGGCCAGCAGAAAAGAATCTTCCAACTTTTCCCACAAACAGAACTTCAGTTAATCTGTAAGCTCCTTTGACCCAATTAGCATTACGTGAACCAATTACACAAACTCCAGCTCCATCAACATAAGATGTTCCTCCTTCACATGGTTCCTTGACCCAAGAATCACTTTCAAACCAGTCATATACTTCCTGGTCTTGTGCAGTGGTTCTTCCTTTGAAGACTCTCCAGAAACCTGTTCCATCATTATCATCATCTACAAACTCAGCAACCTTTCCAGCAAATGCGATTCCTGCCGGGTCATTTCCTGCAAAATCTCCAGCTCCTGTCTCTACTCCAGTGGCTGGATTGATAACCAACATTCTAAATGCATCTGGAATATTACCACCTACTTTGAGTTCTGCTGGAATCAAACTAGGATCTGTGTTGACATATCGTACGAAAGTTCTTGGATGAAGCGCATCCTCAATTATCACATTCGGGTCTATCATTGCAGTCTTGGAGTTGTTAGTTGCCGCATGTTTTCCTCCACCAAGAGCATTGACCCAATACTGAACTTTGTCTTTTGTCAGTGGAGAATAATCTACTGTTGGAGCAAAGCTAACTCTTATCCAAAAAGTATCATCAAGTCCAGGTTCATCTCCTGCACTCGATGTATGCGTTTGTAATGCTTTGTATGCAATGTCATTATTCCGGACCAAATCATGAATGGTGTAAGATGTGGCAGTGAGCCATTGAGCTGGTTTTGTGAAAGTTCTTTGGACCCACTGCGTTGGACTAGATGATGGTTTGTTTCCTGTAGTGTTTATTTTTGCTTCATATGTTAATGCATCATCATCCTTCACTAGATGGCCCGGTTTGTAATTTGCAGTATTATCGTAAGTTTTTGCGGAGTCAAACGTTTCTTTTGCGCCAACATACAGCATCCATTCCCTGGTGAAACTACCAGATGTTTTGTCTCCAATTGCAACGAGATTGGTTCCCTGTTCTGGATCTTCATCTGAATTCATTGAAAGAATATTTGGTCTGTCTCCGGATTCAATTGTTGGATGCACTAGTGTAGTACTAGGAGTGCTGTTGAAAACTCCTGAGTTGTCTTTGAATCCTTGCTCGAAAGCTTGCAGGACCACAGTGTCCAGGTCAACTCCGGGAGGAACATGATTGTATTTTGATTTGAATCTAACATACATCGGTTCAAAGGAACCTCCTCCTTCTATTGGTTGAGACTCAATGTCCTTTATTTCAGCAATTGCTGATTCGAGTTTGACTGATTCAAAAAAGTAATTGTTTGTAGTGTTCTCGTCAAATCGATTTCCAAGTTTTTTAACTTGGTCGAATGTAGCTGGAATTTCTATTGTAGGATCTTTGGAACCTTTACTTGCATTAAGATCAGCAACTGAAATTTCTATTGCTTTGTTTCCAGATATTCGCTTTCCACGTTTCTTAAAGGAGATTGTTCTCTTCCAATGATTTTCGGATTGATGAGGACACATTACTTCCAATCCCAATCCAACTCCCTGGATACGTTTTTTCTTTATCTTTCTAACATGAAAAACATCTTCTGTGATAGTGCCATCCTTCTCTGTAATTCTGACAAAGATTCTGTCCCTCTTTTTGATTTTTGGTGTCCTGGTCAGAAATCTTCCATAGTCTGCATTGAAAACTATTCTGACAGATTGTGGAACTTCATCTTTGTATTCTATCACGATCCATTTTGTTGATAAGTCAAAGTCTCCATTGACGTCAGCTCCGGGGTCTCCTGAGTGATCTTTTAGAATAACAAGGATATCATTGAGTTCTGCAAATTTTCCCAACTACGTGCCGTCCCCTTTGTTCACACGGAAGTAGAGTACGAAATGTTCTCTATTGCCTTTGAAATCAGACCTGTACTCTATCCTTTCCCAAAGCAATGCCTTCGTCAGATTTGCAGGAATTCCAGCTCCATCAGGTTCCAAGTCTTTTGAATGGTCATCATTTACTATAATTCCAAATCTTCCAAGTTCCCAAACTCCTTTGATTTTTTTGGAACCATCTTCCCATAATTTCAATGTGGTCAAAAAGGCATTGAGCCCATCATTCGAATTTCCA